CCCAAAAATAACCCCGGGGGAATTTTCCCTCAATGGTTTCATTACTGGGGGTTTAAAACTAGGGCTAAAGGAGAGTAAACTAGTGACAATGTGAGAGGAGGTCGCGTGCCTGCGAGGAAAAGACATTTAGAAGTTGTAACATCTCGTCGCAAACCCGCGACAACTCCTGAGGGTCGTGAGAATCAACTCGTTGGAGATGCAATTGATCTTGCTGAGAGACAGATTCGAGATGGAACAGCGTCATCTCAGGTGCTCACGCATTTTTTGAAGCTAGGTTCAACACGAGAACGGCTCGAGCAACAGCGTTTGGAGCATGAGAACGAACTGACACGAGTAAAGATCGAAGCTCTCGAGTCTCAGAAGCGCGTCGAAGAGTTGTACATGGAAGCTCTTACAGCAATGCGCTCTTACGCCGGTGATCTACCGATTCCAGAATCCGATGTCGAGGACTAGAACATATTCAGAGCTTCGTCGACTCGAAACGTTTGAAGAACGCTATCACTATCTCGAACTACGAGGATATCTCGGTGAGAGTACTTTTGGTTTTGATCGATGGATGAACCAACGTTTTTACAAGTCTAATGAGTGGAGAACTGTCAGAAATCAAGTCATAGTTCGTGACAATGGTTGTGATTTAGGTGTTCCAGGTTTTGAGATCTACTCAGGATTGCTGGTACATCATATGAATCCATTATCGGTAGATGACTTGGAACATGGCGAAGAATGGATATTGGATCCGAATTTTCTGATCACTACTTCACTGCAAACACATAACGCTATTCACTACGGGGATGAAAGTCAACTTCCTCGGGGACCTGTTGAAAGGAAGGCAGGTGATACACGGCTTTGGTGACATAAAACTGGTATTTGTTTCCGTTCCAGAAGAAATTTGGATTACGCTCAATAGTCTTCAAGTTTTAGCAATAGTTTATCTCGCCATTGCTGTCTCAAAGCTTCGTGAGCGGATTGCGAAGATGGAAGGTCTTGAACAAGGTCGCGAAGAAGGGCGACATAGATGAGTGATAAATGGTATGAAAAAGCATATCCTGGTGGTCCAATGGTAGCAGTTTTGGGTTTTCCAAGACCACTCTATCCACCTGATAATCCTGGATATCCGAATTCAGCAGATGGTTCTGATGTAGAAGCATATAAGCGTACGATTAGTCGTCTTGGACGTTGGCAATGGCAAGCTTTCGATCAAGTCTTTTCAAATTCATTTTCTCATGGTAAAAGTGGAAACGTGGGAGAGACTGGGATTGAAGGTTTCCAACGACAGATGAAAATTCAGGCTACGGGTAATATTGGTCAAGAAACTTTCAATGCATTGAGATCAGCCAAGATTCCTGAAGGTCTACCAAATGCTGGTCAATATGGAATGGATGCTCGTAGTGTTGAATTGATTAATGCTGCATTTAATCGCTTTAAGGGTAAGGAGCCGAAACCGGAAGGATCTAATTCGGCTCAAGCAAGATTGAAGAAAGCACAATCGCAACTCGGTTATGCAGAAACAGGCGATAATAAGAATAAGTATGGCGAATGGTATGGCATGAATGGACAGCCTTGGTGCGCTATGTTTGTGACTTGGTGTGATTTGATGGGTGAAGCACCTTGTCCACAGACGTTCACCAGAGGTATTTATTACGCTTATTGTCCATATATGGTTAATGATGCGCGGCTTGGAAATCATGGTCTAAGTATTGTGTCTACACCTAAACCAGGTGATCTCGTATTTTACGATTGGTCAAGAGATGGCGAATACGACCATATCGGGATCTTCGAATCGGGCAACGCGAGTAGTTGGCAGGCTATTGAAGGGAACACCAGTACTTCCAATAATAGCAACGGTGGCCAAGTAATGCGAAGATCGCGTTCTAGTTCAGGAATCAATCGAGTATTCGTTCGAGTAAAGGAATAGAAAGGAATAACATGTCCGTAGAAGTTGCTGGAGTCCGTAAGGCTGTCGAGATTTCCTGGGAGACTGGTAATGTGGGTACGGAGCCACCGCCGGAAGAGAAGCCACCGGGATTCCCGACACATCCGATCTATCTGCCGCCCTATGTGGACAACACGCTTCCGGGGGATCAGCCTGAGATCGACAATACCCTTCCCGGCGACCAGCCGAGACCCGATCATGAGCTTCCGGGTGAGCAGCCTGAGATCGATAACACTCTTCCAGGAGATCAGCCTCGTCCGGATCATGAGCTGCCGAAGCCCGAGCAGCCGGTCGATCCTGATTACGGAGTTGATGCCGGATTCAAGCCAAGTCATCCGATCTATCTGCCTCCGTATATCGACAATTCGCTGCCACAGCCACAGCCGCACCCGGATCACGAGCTCCCAGAGCCTCCTCCGAGTTTGATCGAGGGGATTCCGCCAGAGAAGTGGGAAGAGATCGTGGATTTCCTGACCGGAAATCTACCTCCCTTCGAGGGGCCGCCAGTTGCTACTCCGATGCACGGTACTGTCGCTGCAGTTCAGGTGTTTGCTCAGGGCCAGGATGGTGACTGGTCAAACACGGCTGTGATGCCGAATGACGGCAAGGCTGTTCTTACATATCCAGAGGGTTTCTCGGGAGAAAGCTATGTCGAGGTGCGCGATCTTTCTGGTGCCCTGATTGATAGTGGCACGATTCAGGTCGAGGGTTAGAAAGGGGTCGACATGACAGACGAACAGAGACAGGCGGAAGAGCAGCAGCGGCAAGCAGCAGAACAGCAGGCGGCAGAGCAGAAGGATCCAAACGCTGATCAGCCGAAGTATGATGGTGGAGCAATTCCCCGCGTTCCGGCTTCGAAAGATGCGCTTGAAAAGCAGAAGGAGCGGGAAGAAGGAGAACGCCTGCGGGCAGAACGTGCCGAGCGCGAGCGTCAAGAATAGTCTCAGCAGAGTTAAACTAATTTAAAATTAGAAAAGTGGGTGAAGTAGATGGAACAGAGTATTCTTATTTCTACAAAAAAGATTTTGGGGATTGCAGAAGATTATACTGTATTCGATCTCGATATTCTTACTCATATCAATACGGCGTTCTCTACTCTCACTCAATTGGGAGTTGGACCGCCCGAAGGTTTCATGATTGAAGATGCTGAACCAGTCTGGACTGACTTTATTGACAATGATATTCAGTATCATGCAGTGAAGTCATACGTTTTTCTCAAGGTTCGGCAGCTATTTGATCCTCCGACAACGTCATATCTAATTGCGGCAACTGAGAAGCAAATTCTTGAGCTCGAATGGCGTTTGAATGTGCATCGAGAGGAGACGGGTTGGGTCGATCCTGATCCTAATGTAATTGTTAGAGAGGATCTATATTCTGGTGAAACCGTTTTGGAGGTAGAGAATGGGTATCGAAGGACTCGAAGAGCTCAGCGCTTCATCGCCTGAGGAAACTCAGGTTGAAAAAGCTGAGAGAGCAACCGATCTCGAAGAGTGGGAGCGGAAGGAACGAGAGAGGGCTGAGGAGCGTAGAGAAAGACAGTCTCGACTCGGTCGTGAGTCTTCCTCGGAGGAACAGGACTCTTCAGAAGCACATAGAGAAAGACAGGAACGACTGGGGCGCGTTTCGGCACCAGCAGAAGAGGAGTCTTCATCTGAGCCTGCGGCATAGGGGGTAACATGAACACCCCTGAAATTGTAGCAAAGGTTCTTGAGCATCACGGTGTCAAAGGAATGCGTTGGGGTGTTCGACGGAAGGCTACAGTCGGTCCACAAGAAGTTATTGTCAGTGATCGAAGAAAGAAGATTAAAACTTCTGGTGGAGCAGGACATCCTGCACATCCTGACGCTGTTCGCGTCCGTACATCTGGGCAAGTTGCAAAAAAGAGTGGAGTCAAAGCACTTTCAGATAAAGATCTGAATGATTATGCAAGGCGACTTACGTTGGAGCAGAATGTTAAACGGCTTCAGTATAACGATGCCAGTCCACCTGTGAAATTTGTTAAAACGATTCTTGGTCAAACAGGTAAGAGCACTATTCAGAATGCGGCAAATGATGTTGCATCTCAAAAAGTTAGAAAGCGCTTGATTACAGCTGGCCTATTAGCTACTTAGGAAAGGAGGGTTAGCGTGAGCCTGTCTAATACGGCGACACCGATTTATTACGGTCAGTTCCGTGAGGCAGTTCTCCAAGGTGAGATCCCAGTAAACCGCGAAATCTCACAGGAGATGAATCGAATTGATTCGCTCATCGCTAACCCTAACATTTATTACGATGATGAAGCTGTTGAAGGATTCATTCGTTACTGTGAGGGGGAATTAACTCTAACCGATGGATCTGATCTACATCTGCTCGATTCGTTTAAACTTTGGGCTGAGCAAATCTTCGGTTGGTACTACTTTGTCGAACGTAGTGTCTATGTCCCCACCAAAGATAATCACGGCGGCCACTACGAGAAACGGACAATCAAGAAACGGTTAACCCTCAAGCAGTATCTAATAGTTGCTCGAGGAGCAGCCAAGTCGATGTACGGTTCGATCATCCAAAGTTACTTTCTAAATGTTGATACATCGACGACACATCAGGTTACCACAGCGCCGACAATGAAGCAAGCTGATGAAGTCATGTCGCCGTTTCGAACTGCGATCACGCGCGCACGCGGGCCTTTGTTCAAGTTCCTGACAGAGGGCTCTCTCCAGAATACCACAGGTTCGAGAGCTAATCGAGTCAAGTTGGCGGCGACGAAGAAAGGGATTGAGAACTTTCTTACCGGTTCTTTGCTCGAGGTCCGACCGATGGCGATCAATAAGCTGCAAGGTCTGCGTCCTAAGATCTCCACGATCGATGAATGGTTGTCTGGTGATCTGAGAGAGGATGTGGTTGGCGCTGTTGAGCAAGGAGCATCGAAACTTGAGGACTATCTGATCGTAGCTATTAGCTCTGAAGGAACAGTTCGAGCAGGTTCAGGTGACACCATCAAAATGGAGTTAGCTGACATCCTTAAGGGTGAGTATTACGCACCTCACGTTTCGATCTGGCATTACAAGCTTGATGAGATCGAGGAAGTTTCTGATCCCGCCATGTGGGTGAAGGCAAATCCAAATTTGGGAATGACGGTTTCCTATGAAACGTATCACCTTGATGTTGAACGGGCCGAAAAAGCACCGGCGTCTCGGAATGACATTCTCGCTAAGCGTTTTGGAATTCCGATGGAAGGTTATACGTATTTCTTCACCTATGAAGAAACACTTCCGCACCGACGGCGTGAGTTCTGGCAAATGCCGTGTGCCCTTGGAGCCGATCTATCGCAGGGCGATGACTTCTGTGCTTTTACTTTCTTGTTTCCGTTGGGCTATGAAAAGTACGGAATAAAAACTCGGAGTTACATCACTGAATTGACATTGATGAAGCTTCCAGCTGCTATGCGGCAGAAGTATGAGGAGTTTATCAATGAAGGAAGTCTTCATGTGATGCCAGGAAACATTCTTGACATGATGTTGGTCTATGAGGACTTGGATCAATTCATCCTAACTTCTGAGTACGACGTTCGCGCACTCGGGTATGATCCGTACAATGCAAAAGAATTCGTTGCTCGTTGGGAAGCAGAGAATGGTCCTTTTGGAATTGAGAAAGTCATTCAAGGGGCTAAGACCGAGTCGGTTCCTTTGGGTGAGATCAAGATCATGAGTGAAGAACGTCTGTTAATCTTCGATCAATCTCTAATGTCATTCGCAATGGGCAACGCGATTACTCTGGAAGATACGAACGGGAATCGAAAACTTTTGAAGAAGCGTCAGGATGAGAAGATTGACAATGTGGCTGCTCTTATGGACGCCTGGATTGCATATAAGTTGAACAAGGAGGCGTTTGAGTAATGGATAGAGGTAACTCCAATATTGGTGGTCTTAATTTAGGTAATGGTTCTCAGATTGTAATTGCCGTAGCGCTTGTTCTTGGCTTGGTTTTTGGATGGGGTTGGACTTAGAGGAGGCCATATGCTTTCAGTGGAAAAGCCTGGGTCTCCCTTAGAACTTTTGGAGACTTTGAACCATTCCGGTGTCAAAGGAATGCGTTGGGGTGTACGCAAAGCTGAAACTCGTGCAGCAGTGGCACGTAAGAATGCGAGTTTTAACAGGAAGAATCCTTCGAGTAGGCAGAAAGCAGATGCAATTCGTCTTGCTCGTGCAACATCTAGAGTAAAGTATGAAAAAGCTACTGCATTGTCAAGTACTAAAGGTCAACGTAAAGCAGCTAAGCTTGCATATATGAAGGATCCTCAGAGAGCCATTGCTCTTCGTACAACACGAGGAGAAAAGGTAGTACTTGGATTGCTAGCAGGAACAGGAATTGCAACGGTTCCTATTGCAGCTGTTGTAGGTGGTACATATGCTTATCGCAGACATGTTGAAAAGAAACAGGCACGTGGCGGATATAAGTAAAGAGGAGGTGAAATTTGGCGCGATTTGGTGAAACGTTGAAACACGCTTGGAACGTTTTTACTAATAATGAAAATTCTCGAACAAAAAATTCTCCTTGGCCTATTCAGCCGGTAAATGGTAACGAGCCTTATTACGGTGGCGGTAATCGTGGAGCAAGACCAGATCGTATGAGGCTTCGAATTCCCAATGAGCGCTCAATTATCTCTTCAATTTATACACGTCTTAGTGTTGATGTTGCTTCGGTTGATATGCGTCACGTGCGATTAGATGAACACAATCGTTATCTTGAAGACATTGACAGCGGACTTAATAACTGTTTAGTTCTCGAGGCTAACATTGATCAAGCAGCTCGCGCGTTTAGGCAAGACGTCGCTATGACACTTTTCGACAAAGGTGTGGCAGCGCTTGTTCCCGTTGATACCTCGATTAATCCAGAACAATCAGGTGGATATGACATTGTAACTTTGCGTGTTGGCGAAGTTGTGACGTGGTATCCAAAACATGTTCGTGTAAGTGTGTGGAATGAAGATCGAGCAGTCAGAGAAGAAATCACTTTACATAAATCTGTTGTAGCTATTATTGAGAATCCGTTGTATGCAGTAATGAACGAACCTAACTCGACTTTGCAACGACTTCTCAATAAACTCAATCTGTTGGATGTCGCGGATGATAGAGTTGCTTCTGGAAAACTCGACATTATCATTCAGCTTCCATATGTGATCAAATCTGAAGCTCGTAGACAACAGGCTGAGCAACGTCGAGCAGATATTGAGTTTCAGTTGAAGGGTAGCCAGTATGGTATTGCCTATACGGACGGGACAGAAAAGATTACTCAGCTAAATCGTCCGGCCGAAAACAATCTTATGACTCAGATCGAGTTCTTGACCGAAATGCTTTATGGTCAATTGGGTTTGACTGAAGAAGTTATGAATGGCACAGCCGATGAAAAAGCTATGTTGAATTATTGGAATCGTACTGTTGAGCCAATTCTTACCGCCATTGTTGAAGCTATGCGGCGCAGGTTCTTGACCAAAACTGCTCGTACACAGAAGCAAACGGTTCAGTTCTTTAGAGATCCATTCCGTCTTGTTCCGATTGAAAACATTGCGGAGATTGCGGACAAGTTCACTCGTAATGAAATCATGACGTCGAACGAGATGCGTCAAGTTGTGGGCTTGGCTCCGCACGAGGATCCAAATGCTGACAAGCTTCTTAATAGTAACATGCCGCAAGCTCATCCAGAAAACGGTAATGGTAATGGAGTTCTATCTAAGACAGATCTAGCTACACTTGAAATAGCATCTCCCCAGAATCAAAATTAAGGAAGGACGTTCAAAATGGGAGTAGAGGCTAAGCCTGAGCTTACTGGCTTTTCTTTCTTGATTCATTCAGAAGAAACCAAGCCAGACTTCAGCGGCTATGCCACGAAAGCTGGGCTTAAGTGCTCCGATGGACGGACGATCATGCCAGATGCTTTCAAGCATCAGGATAAGGAAACTGTTCCGTTGGTCTGGCAGCATGGGCATAACGAGCCCAGTAACGTGCTTGGCTATGCCACGCTTGAGAACCGTGGAGATGGTGTTTATGCCTACGGTTATTTCAATGATACCGATTCGGCAAAGAATGCCAGGACACTAGTAGAGCACGGAGATATTAAGTCACTATCAATTTATGCCAATCAGCTTACAGAGAAGTCCAAGCAGGTTCTGCATGGATTTATTCGAGAGCTGAGCCTAGTTTTGTCGGGAGCTAATCCTGGCGCCCTTATCGATAATATTACTTTGGCTCATGGGGATGGCGAATTGGTCACGCTTGACGATGAGGCAATTATCTATACCGGACTTGAGCTTCATCATGGTGAGGGCGAGTCGGAAGAGTCGGAAGAGTCGGAAGAGTCAGATGACTCTGTCGAACATGCCGAAGATGATGATCAGGGTCCAACTGTTCAGGAAGTTTATGATTCGATGACCGACGAGCAGAAGGATGTCGTTCATTATATGGTTGGCGCCGCGCTTGAGGAAGCTGGTAACGAGAATGCTTCTGAAGAGGCTGCTCATTCCGACGTCCAGGATGAGTCAACGTCGGAACTTGTTCATACTGATGACAATAATGAGGATGGAGGACGGCGCATGACCCGTAATGTCTTCGAGCAGCAGAGCGGAGGCAAGGAAGAGGAAAAGCATGTCCTGTCGCATGATGCTCTTATGGGAATCGTTGCGGAGGCCAAGAGAGGCGGGTCTCTAAAGGAAGCCGTGGAGCATTATGCACTTCAGCATGGTATCGATAACATCGATGTCCTTTTCCCCGATGCTCGAGCAGTCACGGATTCTCCGGAATTCGATAGTCGGAGGGTTGAGTGGGTTTCTGGTGTTCTGAATGGAACCAAGCATTCGCCCTTCACTCGGATCAAGTCCATTGTTGCGGATATTACCTTTGAAGATGCTCGTGCGCGTGGTTATGTCACGGGTACTTTGAAGAAGGAAGAGTGGTTCGGTGTCTCGAAGCGCGTGACGACTCCGAGCACGGTGTACAAGAAGCAGAAGCTCGATCGTGATGATATTCTTGATATCACCGATTTCGACGTGGTTATGTGGCTCAAGGCCGAGATGCGTCTCATGCTGGACGAAGAGATCGCGTCGGCTATTCTTATCGGCGATGGTCGTGCTGTAGATGATGATGATAAGATCAAGGATCCGGCAGGTGCTACAGAGGGTGCTGGTATTCGGTCGATTCTTTATGATCATGATCTCTATGCAACGACGGTTACCGTTGATGATGCAGCGAGCGCAACGGATACTGTTGATGGAATCATCTCGGCTCTCGGATTTTACAAAGGCTCTGGGTCGCCGGTATTCTACACGACGCTTCCTCAGCTCACGCAGTTGCTTCTTACTCGTGATCAATTCGGTCATCGTATGTGGAAGAGCCCGGCCGAGCTTGCCGCGGAGCTTGGTTGTTCTGCCATCGTTACTGTCGAGACCATGGAGCGTGAAGAGGATCTCGTCGGCATCATTGTGAATCTGAAGGATTATACGCTCGGTACGGATAAGGGTGGAGATGTCACGTTCTTCGACGATTTCGACATCGACTACAACCAGTATAAGTACCTGTATGAGACTCGTCTCTCGGGTGCTTTGACGAAGCTTCGTTCAGCTCTGGTTATCAAGAGGGCTGCAACGGGTGCGAACCTTGCTACGCCGGTTAAGCCTGACTTCGATGGTACCACAGTTATCGTGAAGACCACGGCTGGTGTTGAGTATCGGGATAAGTCGGATGGTCAGCTGCTCACCACTGGTTCGCCGGTCGTTCTTGCTGCAGGCGAGTCACTGACGGTCGAGGCCAAGCCGATGTCGAACAACTACTTCGCCTCCAACCAGGACGATGAGTGGACGTTCACGAATGAGGCGTAAGGCAGGTTTTTCATGGCGAGGTACTTTGGCCGAATCGGTTATGGTGAATCGGTAGAAAAAGCTGAAGGTGTTTGGGAAGATGAGATTGTTGAGCGTTCCTATTACGGAGACGTAATTCGCAATGCGAGAAATCTTCGTGAAGGTGAAAATCTAAATTTTGATCTCAGTGTTCAAAACTCCATCAGTATTGTAGCCGACGCATATGCCAATGAACACTTCTTTGCCATTCGTTATGTGGAATGGGCGGGGGTATTCTGGACGGTTTCAAACGTAGAAGTTCAGAGCCCTCGCCTCATTCTAAGATTGGGGGAGGTGTATAATGGCCCCAAGGCTGCAGTTGCACCAACTCCTTGAAACATTTGCAGATTATGTGTATTTTCAACCACCAACTAATGTGCAGTTGAATTATCCATGTATTATCTATAAACGCGATTTTGCTCACACTGAATTTGCCGATGATAAACCATATAATCATACATTGAGGTATATGATTACAATTATTACGTTAAATCCAGATAGTGAAATTCCAAAGAAAGTGGCGGAGATGCCTATGAGTTTGTTTAATCGGTTTTACACAGTTGATAATTTAAATCACGATGTCTATAGTGTATACTTCTAAAGGAAAGGAAGCAAATGCCTCCTTTGGTTTGGGACCAAGTTGGCGAGAGATTGTATGAGACCGGTGTAGATCATGGAGTTCTTTATCTTCCTGATCCATCTGGTGTTTACAATACTGGGTTCGCTTGGAATGGTCTTACGACAGTTACAGAATCGCCTTCTGGTGCCGAGGCTTCTCCGCAGTATGCTGATAACATCAAGTATCTGAACATGATTTCTGCTGAGGAGTTTGGTGCTACGATCGAGGCGTTCACGTATCCGGAAGAGTTCGCCGTTTGTGATGGTACAGCCCTTCCAGAGCCGGGCGTGGCCGTTGGACAGCAGCCGCGCAAGATGTTCGGTATGAGCTATAGGACTCGAGTCGGTAACGATGTCGAAGGAACGGTCTTTGGTTATAAGCTGCATCTTCTTTATGGTTGCCAGGCTGCTCCGTCCGAGAAAGCTTATGCAACGATCAATGATTCACCTGAGGCAATCGCATTTAGTTGGGAAGTTACGACTACTCCGGTTCCGGTTACCGGTTATAGTCCTACAGCACTGATTGTGATTGATTCTACGGTGGTTGATCCATCAGATCTCGCTTCGCTCGAGGCTCTTCTGTATGGCGCTACGCTTGCCGCTGCTCTGCCAATGCCCGACGAAGTTATTGCTCTATTCGGCACGCCCTAATCTGAAAGAATAATGCTTCGCCGTAGACAGGAGGCTAGAGAATGCTCACGATTGTTGTTCCTGGAGTCGAACATTTCGATGAACAGTCACAAGAATTCGTTACCCTAGACGATGTGACTTTGGAGCTAGAGCATTCTTTAGTCTCACTGTCAAAATGGGAGCAAATTTATGAAAAGCCTTTCCTAGGTAAAACTGAGAAGACTACTGAAGAAACTCTTGGCTATATAAAAGTTATGACTTTGACTCCTGATGTGCCGGAAGAAGTCTATCAGAAACTTTCTGAGGCAAATGTTTCTGAAATCAATAAGTATCTCGAAGCTAAGATGACGGCTACTTGGTTTAGTGAACCTCCAGGTGCTCCTCAAAGTCGAGATGTTATCACTGCCGAACTTATTTATTACTGGATGATAACATTTGAGATCCCATTTGAGTGTGAGCACTGGCATCTTAATCGTTTATTCACGTTGATTCGAGTTTGCAACATTAAACAAGCGAAGCCAAAGAAGATGAGTCGCGCTGAATCAGCCGCTCGGCAGCGAGAATTGAATGCTCAGCGTAGAGCACAACTAGGAACTAAGGGCTGAAAGGAGGTGACATGGCAGTTCTTACTTGGGATGAAGTTGGAGAACGAGTGTATCAAATCGGTATTGATCGAGGAGTGCTTTATCTTCACGATGGTACTGTAGCAGTTTGGAATGGATTGATTGATGTAGAAGAAGGATCCAATGCTGAATTAAAATCATTCTGGCTTGATGGAGTAAAGTACTTGGAAAATTTGTCTCCAGGAGATTTTCAGGGGAAACTGAAAGCGTTTACTTATCCCGATGAGTTTGATTCAGTTAATGGAATTGCCACTGTTGCCCCAGGATTAGATTATTACGAACAACCACCCAAAAGTTTTAACTTGTCGTATAGAACTCGAGTGGGTAACGACATTGAGGGAATTGAATACGGTTATAAAATTCACCTTCTTTACAATGTTCTTGCTAATCCTGAAGCTATGGCATTCAATACTTTGAGTGAGGCAGCTGTTCAGCCGATTGAATTTGCTTGGACTTTAACTGGAACACCTCCAAAGGTTATCGGTGCTAGACCAACAGTTCACGTTTCTATCGATTCAAGAACAACATCTCCTGAAATTTTGGAAATATTGGAAGACATTCTTTATGGAACGGCTACAACAGATCCTAGTCTTCCACCTCTTACAGAAATTGGTGAAATCTTTGGTTATCGAGGGGGACTTCTGATTATCGATCATGGAGACGGTAGTTGGTCAGCTCTTGATGAATCGGATACATATATTGAGATGCTTGATCCTACTACTTTCCAGATTGAGGGTGCGAATACTACATATTTGGATCCAGAAACATATACAATTTCATCCACAAACGTCGACAATTGAAGCTGGGGAGGTGGAATGGCTACAATTACCGGTCTTACAGCTGAAAGAATGTTGGAAATTGAAGCAGCTTCGGTCGTCGACGGTGAAGTTGTTGGTGGGGACCTAATTCTTACCAAACACGACGGAACCACTATTGATGCTGGTTCTGTTCTTGGTCCTCAGGGTCCAGCTGGGCCAACGGGGCCTGCTTCAATTAGTGCAATTCCAGGTGAGGTTCGACTTTGGCCAGGATCAGCATTACCCGCAGTAGGAGATTATGGCAAATGGGTTTGGGCTAACGGAGCTGTTTACGTTGTTGCAACATATCCTAAAGCGGCGGCGCATATTGCAACACAGTGGCGCACTTTTTCCGGTGCTAGTGATCCAGGTGCTAGTAATTTCCGTGTTCCTGATTTGCGCGGTCTTGTCCCGGCGGGGCTAGATCAAATGCCAGGAGATGCTGCACGTGCTAGCCGGATGACGCGTTCTGTAGCAATTATTATCGCCGGTAGTGCTGGCGAAGAGACACACGTAATTACTATTCCCGAGATGCCCGCTCATACACATCCAGGTAATGCCGGAGGATTGGTTTATATTCCTAGTGGACTTACTCAAGGTCCTCCAGGAGGTTACACTAATTATGCATTAACTGGACTTACTATTGGTAATGCTGGTGGTAATGGTGCACATGAGAATGTACAGCCAACAGTTTTCGTGCCTTATATCGTGAAGCTGGACGATTAAAATGAGACTCGAACTTGCAGGGAGTCTTGTTCGTCCTGACCCTGTTGTTCTAAAATTTACTTCAGATCAAGATATTATCAGTGACCTTCTCGATTATATTGAATTAGGTTATACACATTTCGATGTAATTTGTATCGGTGCTGGTGGAGGAAGTGGAGGGGGTATCAACACTGGCGGTGCTGGTACTTTGATTAGAAGTTACGGAGGAGCAGGTGGTGGCGGAGGATTCCACCGTGTTCGAGGTCTATTGTCGGCTCTAGCTGAGAACGAATTGTGTCAAGTGATTGTTGGAGCTGCAGGTATTCCGGGAACTGACCATGCTAGTAATCCTGCGCTTACTACCGATGGTGGCGATGGAGAAGCTTCTACATTTAACAATACCACGTGTCGAGCATCAGGTGGTAAGGGTGGTAAGCGAGTTCAATCCAATTCTACGAGTACTACTACACAGGCTCATGGTGGTGAGGGTGGGCTTGGGAATCGCACTGCTGCTGGAGGTGGAGCAGCGGGAGGAATGGCGGGTATTCCATCTCCTAGTGGTCCTGGTACTCCTGGTACTCCTGGCACGGATGGTTCTCTTTTCAGTAACAATGTAGGCGAAGGTGGTGGTGGCGGAGCTGGCGGAGTTGGTCAGTACGTGGGACTTACAAACAATCCAGCTACTGCCGGAGGGCGCGGTTCTTATAATCCTGGCGATACCTCCGTGTATGGTCCGGGAGGTACTCCGCAATTCGACGAAAATGCTGGAGCAATAAACACTGTTCCAGGAGGTGCCAGCGGAGCTAAAGCAGCACCTCTAAATGGATTGCCTACTGTATATGGTCAATCAAGTGAGATGGGCGTAGTTATTCTTCGTCTAACCACGGAATAATCATGATTACTATTACTGAGAAAGGATCATTCAAGAATACAGAAAGATATTTAGCACGTTTGAAAAGAGCTGAGCAGTATGCGGTTTTAGCCAAGTACGGAACGTTGGGTCAGAATGCGTTGGCCAATGCTACACCAAGAGAATCGGGTTTGACCGCTGAATCCTGGTCATATTCTATTGTCCAACGACCTGGATATTACTCGATTCGTTGGCATAACAGTCATATCGAAGACGGCATACCGATTGCCGTTATTCTTCAATACGGTCACGGCACTGGTACGGGAGGATACGTACAAGGTAGAGATTACATCATGCCAGCAATTCGACCTATATTTGATCAAATTCTCCGCGAAGCGATGAGGGAGGTGACTAAGATCTAGTGGCAGTTATCGATGACAAAGTCGTTGCTATGAGTTTCGAATCTAGTAAGTTCGAATCTGGTGTTAATAAGACGATCGCCTCGCTCGATAAATTGAAAGCAGCTCTTCATTTCCCCAATGCAGGCAAGGGATTGCAAGATATTGATGCTGCTGCGAAGAAAGTGGATCTTAGTCATATTTCTAAGGGTGTCGATGGCGTCAAAAAGGCGCTTGAGGCTATGCGACTGGTTGCTATTGGCGTAATGTCGCAACTGGCAGCACAAGCAGTACGAGCTGGCGGTCGATTTGTCAAGGCATTTACTCTAGATCCTCTCAAAGCGGGTTTTGCCGAATATTCAACAAATCTAAACGCTGTCCAGACGATTCTGGCCAATACCCAGGCAGCAGGTGTCGGACTCAAAGAAGTTAACGCAACCCTCAAAGAGCTGAACGAATATTCAGACAAGACGATCTACAACTTCAGCCAGATGGCAAAGAATATCGGTACCTTCACGGCCGCCGGTGTTGAGCTGAAGACAGCAACTGCTTCAATCAAGGGTATTGCCAACCTTGCGGCACTCTCGGGTTCAAATGCAGAGCAGGCTTCGACAGCGATGTATCAGCTTTCACAGGCTATTGCTGCGGGTTCTGTAAAACTGCAGGACTGGAACTCAGTTGTCAACGCGGGTATGGGCGGTACGGTCTTCCAGCGCGCTTTGGCTCAGACAGCCGAGGCAGTTGGTACCTTGGAAAAGGGAGCGGTCAAGCTCGAAGGACCAATGAAGAATGTCACCATTGCTGGAGAAGCTTTCCGTCAGTCACTGTCGACACCAGGCAAAGCGTCGTGGCTGACTTCCGAGGTTCTGACCAAGACACTTAAGCAGTTTACTGGTGATTTGAAGGATGCCGAGCTCGCAGCAATGGGGTTCAATGACGAGCAAATCAAGGCTATTCAGCAAACAGCAAAAACGGCAATGTTTGCGGCAACTGAGGTCAAGACGATCTCGCAAGTCTTCGATGTAGCGAAAGAAACTGCTGCATCAGGATGGGCTGCAACATTCCAGATTATATTTGGTACGTTTACTGAAGCCAAGAAAACTTTCACTGAACTCTCTAATGCTATCAACGGATTTATTAATGCTTCTGCTGATGCTCGCAATAAGGTCCTCGGGGACTGGAAAGCTCTCGGTGGTCGTACAGTTCTAATCGATTCGATCAAGGTAGCCTTTCATAATTTGGGTCTGATTATAGCACCAATTAAAGAAGCATTTCGAGATATTTTCCCAGCAACGACAGGAAAAGATCTCTATAATCTAACGCTTCTGTTCAAGAACTTTGCCGAAGCGCTTAAACCTAGTCAAGAAACGGTCGACGGATTGAAACGTACTTTTAGAGGACTCTTTGCACTTCTGAGTATTGGTGCTCAGATTGTTAAGGGTATGTATACCATGTGGTTCACTCTTTTCGGTGCGATCGGCAAAGGCAGTGGTAGTTTCCTAGATATTACCGGTAGTATCGGTGATTTTCTCGTTTCGGTAGATGCCGCTTTGAAGAAGGGCGACCGACTTCATAATTTCTTTGTTACACTCGGAAATATCCTTTCCACTCCGATCAAATTGCTAAGCCTATTTGCTGATGCACTTAGTAATTTGTTTGAGGGATTTTCCTCCGCGGGAATTTCTGACGAAGTAGATGGTGTAGCCAAGGCACTGAGCCCATTCGAGAGAATCCTCACGGCTGTTAGTAAAGCTTGGAACGCATTCATCGGAGCCTTCGAGGGTTCTGGGGATATTTTCCGAGATGTTGGACAAGCCGTTGGCGAAGGATTGGGAAATTTCGCCGTAGCCTTTGGTGATGCTATGGCAAGTATGAATTTCGAAGCTATTCTGGCTGTGCTGAGAACTGGTCTTCTTGCCGGAATTGTGATTATGTTCAAGAAGTTCCTCGGTAAGGGTTCTGCGATCGATCAGATCACACAAGGATTTGGTAAAGGAATTTTGGGTAATATCAGTGGTTCGTTCAAAGCCCTTGAAGGCTCAATGGTCGCCATGCAGAACAACATCAAGGCAAAGACTCTGAAAGAGATCGCGATTGCAATTGCGCTCTTGACTGCATCAGTCGTTGCCTTGGCGTTTGTTGATCCCGATCGGCTCAAGTCGTCGCTAACAGCAATGACCGTTGCATTTGGTCAACTGCTTGGAGCAATGGCAATCTTGGGCAACATTACCAAGACTATCGGCTTTATCAAGATGCCGGTTATTGCTGCTGGGATGATTGCACTAGCTGGAGCGATGGTTATTCTTTCTGCTGCGGTAGTGATTCTTGCTCAGCTTAGCTGGGAGGAATTGGCTAAGGGTCTTGGCGGCGTTGGTGTAATGCTGGCAATGATTTCTGCGGCAGTTATTCCATTGTCAGCGAACTCAGCAGGAATGGTTCGAGCAGGCGTTGGTATTGCCGCGATGGCTGTCGGTTTGCGAATCATGGCTAATGCGGTTGAAGCCTTTGCTCGGATGAACATGACTGAATTGGCTAAGGGTCTTGGATCAGTTGCTGTCAGCCTTGGCATTATAGTTGTAACGATGACAAAGATCAAGCCTGCGGGGATGATTACTGCGGGTATTGCTATTATTGCCATGGCTACTGGACTTCGAATCTTGGCCGAAGCAGTAGAGAAATTCGGTGGGATGGATTTGCGAACCATGGGTCAAGGTTTGGCAGCAGTCGGTGCTAGTCTTGTAGCTATTGGTCTTGCTATGAGACTCATGCCCAAGAATATGATCGTTATGGGTGCAGGACTGCTAATCGTTTCTATTGCTTTGGGTAGAGTTGCTGATGCTGTTGCTTCTATGGGTGGAATGTCAATTAGAGAAATTGCAAAAGGCCTGATTGCTCTTGGTGGAGCTTTGGGTATCTTGGCAGCAGCTTTATATTTGATGTCAGGAAGTCTAGCAGGTGCAGCGGCTTTGGGAATCGCTGCTGCAGGAGTTGCTCTTCTAGTGCCACCTCTAACTGCTTTAGGAAAGCTGTCATGGACTTCACTCATCAAGGGTCTGGTCGCACTTGCCGCAGCATTTACAATTATCGGCCTAGCGGGTTATTTGATTACAGCAGCTGTGCCAGGTTTGTTGGGGTTTGGCGCGGCGATGCTGTTAATCGGAGGCGGACTGGCATTGGCCGGTGCAGGCCTATTCCTTATTTCAGCTGCACTGAGCGCACTTATTGTCTCACTCCCAACAGGAGTCGGAATTCTAATTGCTGCTTTGGTCGAGCTGCAAGAAGGAATCGTCAAGAACGTTAAGCTCTTCGCACTTGGTTTGGTAGAAATTGGTAGAGCCTTTGCTGCTGTTGCTCCGAAGTTGGTCGAGTCTCTAATCAAGGTTCTTAATAGCATTATTGATGGTGTTATTCAGATTATGCCAAAGCTTAAAGAACTGACTGCGGCTATGATTGAGATGATGCTCGATATTCTCGATCAGAATGAAGAGAAGCTTGTTCAGGGCGGGTTGGGTTTGCTTCTTGCTTTGTTGGAAGGAATTAGAAATAATATTCCACAACTGGTCAAAGTTATAACCGATATTATTGCTCGATTCTTGACGGCTGTTGCCAATAATCTGGGTAAAATTATTACCGCTGGTGGAAAGATTCTCACTAAGTTTATTGAAGGAATTCTTAAGAATATTACAAATGTTGCTACAACAGTTGCTACAATTATTACAAGATTTATCACCGCTATTGGTAATAATATTAATAGAATTGTTAATGCTGGCGCAAACATGCTTACTAGATTCCTGTCAGGCATTGCTAATAATCTTGGAAAGGTAATTAAAGCCGGTACAGATATTATTGTTACGCTTATCACAGGTATTGGTAATGCTGGACCAAGAATTGTTACTGCAGCAGTTCAAGCTGTAGTAAAGTTCTGTGCTGCACTTGGTAAACAGGTACAGCCGCTTGCTAATGCAGCTCTTAAGTTGATTATTGATCTTTTGAATGGTCTAGCCATAGCAATTGACCAAAATGCAGAAAAATTTGGTCATGCTGCTGCTAGACTTGGTATCGCTATGGTTTCTGGACTTGCTACTGCAATTCGAGCAGGTGTTGGCGATATTAAGGATGCTCTTCTCAGTTTGATTCCAGGTCCTCTTAAGAAATTTGCAAGCAAACTCGGTATTACTTCACCATCTAAAGTATTTTATCAATTTGGTGAATATATTATCGATGGTCTAGCTTTAGGAATAACCGATACAGATTCCGCGACTAAGGCCATGGATGAAACTGCAAATGGAATTATCGCATCGGTTAATGATATCTTCCAGACTGCATCTCCGTCCAAGGTCATGTACCAGATTGGTAAATTCGTTGGTGAAGGATTTGCCAATGGCTTGAAAGGTTCTGCAGATGATGTTCGTAATGCTTTCGCCACATTGAATCAGAAATTGAAAGATGAAATGGTCCGGTTACGCGAGGACACGACTGCAGAGCAAGATCGACTAGCTGAATTGCTTGAGGCTAAACAAGACAAGCTAGATGATATTAATTCAAAGAAATGGAAGAAATCAGGAGACAAAGCTAAGGCTATTGCCGATGTTCAGAAGCAATATACAAAGTCGATTCAAGAATCAGAAGATGCTATTAATTCAAATGAAGCTGCTCTGAAAAGGTTAACCGCTGCACAGAAAACCTTGAATAAGGATCTTCAAGATGAGAGAGTTAATCTTATTAAGCTAGCAAACGATTTCGACAAGGTTAGTGCAAAACTGAAACAAGCTCAAGAAGATCTAAAGGCTCTAATTAAGGAACGAGACGACTACGCAAAATCTCTAACGGATAAATATGCTACGCCACCTGAGATTAGCAAGCCGATGACCGAGGAAATTAAATCTGCTCGAGAGAATATTGCAGCAGAGCAAAAGAAATTGGATGCTTTACTCGGCGCAGGAACACAGGATCTCGAAAAGATTGCTGAAGCTCGAAAGTCAGTTGGTGAAGCACAAGCTGGTTTGGACGAGCTAATCGCAGGCAAAGTACTCACAGGTGACGGTAGTGCAGTTGACGTTATAGCTACATATTTGCAAGATCTTAAGAATCAAACTACCGCTGTTTCTGCATATGCCGCTACGCTTGAGCAACTGCGAAAGCTGGGTCTGGACGATAAGACATATCGGATGCTTGTTGAAGAGGGTACTGCCCAGCAAGGATTTGCCGAAGCATTGCTTGCTGGAGGTAAGACTGCAGTTAAGTCTGTGAATACGCTTGACGAAGATCTTAATACAGAAGCTCAGAAACTTGCCGTCAGCTCGGCAGAGTATCTTTATAATGCAGGTATCAAGACTGCTGAAGGGTTCGTCAAGGGATTTGAGAAGGACCGGGCGCTATTGCTTGCGAAGGTCGGTAAACTTGGTAAGGATATTATCAAGCAATTCAAGAAGGCATTGGGAATCAAGTCTCCGTCGGAGGAATTTGCTACGATTGGTAGACAATCGATGGAGGGTATGGCAAAGGGTCTTGAAGAGTCGTCATCTGTTGTTATCGATGCTGCGGATCAAGTGGCTAAGGATGCAATGGATGCAATGCGGAAGTCTATGACTGATATTTCAACTCTTGCGGCTAATGAGTTGACTACGAATCCAGTCATTACTCCTGTTTTAGATCTAACGACAGTTCGTAGTCAGGCCGGAGAACTGGCTACTCTGACAACTCCAGGATCAACTGCTTATGGACTTGCTACATCTATATCTACTGGACAGAATGCTCAGGAAGAGGAATCTGTTCCTACTCTTGGCGGAACACATGTCAAATTCGAGCAGAACAATTACTCGCCTGATGCTTTGACCGAGATCGAGATTTACAGACAGACGAAGAACCAGCTATCGCAACTCAGGTCTGTACTCTCTGCTAAGTAGACATGGAGCGGGACTTGGAGCCTCATAGTACGCACGATAGGGTTTGGTGGAAATGCCCTATCAACTCTGGGTCCCGCTCCTCCTACCCATCTTAGGAGGTCTGAACGCTGTGTTAACTGAAGTTAAAGCGTATAGCTCATGGCAATCAGCTCCTACGCTACTTCTAGATGAGAACGGCAGAGCCGAAACAGACTTGATCCAGGTTCGTAACATCGATGGGCTAGATCCAGTCAAGGCTTCTGTCAATACAACTCCATTTGGGTCCGTCGATGGAACATCATATGTAGGTAGCAGTGTACCGAGTCGGAACATCGTCCTGACAGTGCGTCCAAATCCTGATTGGGATAATTGGACCTATTCCGATTTGCGTCGACTTCTCTACGCATATTTCATGCCCAAGAGACAGACTCGCTTGGTCTTTTACAGTGATGATATGGATCCAGTGGAGATTTCGGGATTCGTCGAGAGTGCAGATAACAATCAGTTCAGCAAGGATCCTGAGTTTATCGTCTCAGTCATCTGTCCTGATCCATATTTCACTTCTCTCGAGCCGATTGTTCTTACGGGTCAGGCGAATGCCGAAGGACCAACGCTAATTGAATATGAAGGATCGATTGAAACAGGAATTTATGTTAAAGTTACTGCGATTGACGGTCCTGATCCTACTGGGATTGAAGTTCAAATTGGTGATCCCGTTATTTCATCGCTTGACGTAGCTACTACGGTAGATAATTTAAAGTATTTCGAGATGAGTTCTGTGTCAATGCAGAAGTATGTTCAAAATGTTAATTTGCTTACTGGCGTAATTGAAAATCTTCTTTCGAAGACACATGTAGCAGAAGGCTCCACTTGGCCTATGCTTCAACCTGGTGAAAATGAATTTTTTCTGATTACAGATCAAGGAACTCAGGATTGGGAGTTGACATATTTTGCGCGTTATGGAGGCCTCTAGTGGAACCTTATACTATGAGCCGTGATTTCCATAAACAAGATGTTATCGATGGATTCTCCTCGATTATTTGGACAGAGCGATATTATGGCGATGATGAGGTCGAGATAGTTGTCCCGTCAACACAAGATATGATCAAAAAATTACCGAAAGGTACATTTCTAGGTCTTGATAAAAGTGATCGAATGATGATTCTCGAGACAACCGATATTAAAGAGGGTAAGCTAAAAGCTACAGGAATTGGAATTCTTCCTTGGCTGAACAATCGTTTTATTCGTGTCTCAGCAAAGCATGAAGATAGATATTGGTATCCTGTTCCAGCACCTGCTGGTCACATTCTTTGGAACATGGTTTACAACATGTGTATCGCAGGTAGTCCATATTTGAGTGGCGTTGTCGACATTGGGATCGATAATCCAGAACGACTAGCTATTCCAAATTTGCTGATGAGAACATATGACAGCGCCGGTTCTAATATCGCTGTTGGGATTCCTTACGGACCTCTTTACGATGCGATGAAAGAAATCGCCACTACTTATGAAATTGGAATGAAGATTACTGTAGACGATCTGGGTGAATACAACTATTATCTTGGTTATTATAATTACAGGGGCCTTGATCGTACAAGTGATCAAACTGAGAATCAAACAGTTCGATTCTCTCCACAGATGGAATCTTTTACCGATATTACAGAACTTCAATCGATCGCTGCACTCAAAACTCTGGTCTATTCATTTGCACCAGGGCTTAATCCGGCAGAAGGTGAACTTGATCTAAGAACAACGCCGGGTGTAAGTGAGTTAACAGATTCGGAATATGTTGGTTTTGATTTGCGCGCTATGTTGGTATTTGCAGATGATATCACCACAGACATGATTGGTGGAGATCCAGGAGTTCTGGTTCAAATTCTGAACAGCCGAGCTCATGATGCAATTACCAACAATCGTATGATTATCGCGGTAGATGGAGAGATCGTTCCTGAGAGTCAATTCAAATTCGGTATTCACTATGGTCTGGGTGACTTGATCGAGGTACAAGGACATAGTGGAGTTATTCAAACAGCTCGAGTTACCGAGTATATTCGCTCTCAGGATGAGGGAGGAGAAAAGGCGTATCCTACGGTATCGATGCTCACTTAGAGGAAAGGGTAATTATGCAGTACGTGATTTATACGGTCATATTTGTAGTAGCTTTTAGTCTTGGATTTCTGGTAAATTCGTATCTAAAAGCTCGGTTTCTAGACTTCAACACGAGTGGTGTAATTGTTGTAGATACCGATGAAACTTCAGGAAAGATCGTATATTCCCTTATCCTTGATGACGATCCCGAACAACTCAGATTTAAAGAATTGGTTATCTTTAAAGTCGAGCCTTCAGAAGAGAATGGCGATCGCGATTGAAACATCGCCTATAATAGAACTCTACTGAAGGAGAACTATGTTCGCCGACAAGGAGAAGCCACGATATCAGCGTATGATCGAAACTGAACTCGAACGCACGCTCAGTGAATTGAAGCTATCAAGTTTCACTTCTGAGGATTACGCGAAGACGTTGAGTATTACAGAAAAACTACACGACATGATGGATAAAGAAAAGCCAGCATCCGTGAGTAAGGACGCACTACTCACCGTCGGCGCGAATCTTCTCGGAATTATCTTGATTATCAAACACGAGCATGTGAACGTGATCACATCGAAAGCGCTGGGATTTGTGATTCGCCTGAGGTAATATAGAACCGAAGATGAGTGAAAGATAGGGGCTCCGAAAGGGGCCTCTATTTTTTTCGCCTTCAAAACATTGACTATTTTTTTTCAATTTCAAAAAATCCCCGGGGGGAAATTTTCGTCCAAGTCGCAGATATTACATCGCGTATAATGAAACCTACTGAAAGGAGAGATCATGGGAAAACGCTATGCGTTCCAGATCAAGGAGGAGAACCTCGACCTGCTCGAGTATCTCAACATGGGAGTTCGTCCTATGGTGGAGTCAGATGGTCGTCCAACGATCTTCATCTTCACTGCAGACACGACTACCCCTGGGGAGATCGAGCTCGAGGACAACCTCTACGACAAGGACGGGAATAGCATCGATCCCGAGATCGTCTGGATGTAAGTTCAAGACTAGGGCCCCGAACAGGGGCTTTAGTTTTTCGCATGTAAAACAAGGCTTATAATGAAACTACTACGAGAGGATTAAAATGCTTCAAGTAATTAAAGGCAAGACCGTTTACGTGGTGGATTTCGACACCATGCCGGAGTTGCCCATCACGGGGCTGACTCAAGGAGAAGCGGCATACAAGAACGTGCTCGTCGGAGCTGCTGGTGGTTTGGATAGAGTATATTCAACCCTCGGCGGCCGAGCAATGAGCCGTCCTACGTATGCCCAGGCCTTGACGAATGCCATCGAGACGGGAATCATCACCGAGCCTGGTAAGTACGGAATCTACCTCGTTCCTGGAACTGCCGATTACGAGATCTTCACGATCATCGAACCGTAGTTCAAAGAGGAGAGTCTACAAGGACTTTCCTTTTTTTTTTCGCGTAAAAAACACGACCTATGATGAAACCTACGAAAGGAACTCATGAAGAACGAGTTGTTGAAAATCAGTCAAGAGAAAACAATTTCATTTCTACGAACCCGCACTGGGTTCCTTGGACTTGGTCCTTCATACGGTCAGATCATACTATGTCATGTTCTGGAGTATGGAAGGCAGAAGTTCGAGGAGCGCACTGTTGTTCGTGAAGCTGAAAAGATTCTCGACGAGATCAACAAACGTGAACGGATGTTCTAACGTAAATCAAAAGCTAAGGCCTACATGGGCTTTAGTTTTTGCCAAAATTCGCGTAAAAAACATGGTATCTAATGAACCCTAAAATCAACGTTTTAAGGAGGAAATTATGTTCAATCCCATCATGTGGTATCGCATCGCCCGCGAGCTCAAGACCCTGGAAGCAATTCAGGAGAAGGAGCTCGAGAGGCAGCAGATCCGCATCGAGACGATTAACTGGCTTTCCGCCAATGGAATGCTTGCTAAAGGTGTAAGCTAGAGCCCACACGGGCTTTAGCTTTTTTTTCGTCTAAAATTCGCGTAAAAAACATGGTATCTAATGAACCCTACTAAAGGAGCAAAACAATGATGTTTGCACGATTTGGTATCGCATTCGCCCGGCTGGTTATCTGGCTGGTGGTCTGGATGTTCGCGTGGCTGTTTGCACAGCAGATCTACGCGCGCATCAGCCGCCTGTACCTGACGACCAACTTTCGGCTCATGCCTGCTAAGTTCCTGACACTTGTTCATCTCAAGAAGTAAGTTCAAAAAGAGAGAGTCCTAACCATGGATTCTCTTTTTTTCGCGTAGAAAACATGGCATCTAATGAAACCTACTAAAGGAGTAATTATGGGCGTTTTTGAAACGATCGTCAATAGTGTTGCTGCTTCTGTAATAATTCGAGATGATGCGGATGCAATTCGTTATCTACTCGAGATTATTGAGAAGCACGACATCGAGTTGACTGATTTTGAGAATTCAGTCGTGACTACGATTAAGTACAGGTAATAAAGCTAAGGCCCTCATGGGCTTTAGTTTTTTTTTCGCGTAGAAAACAGGGTCTATAATGAAGAAGATGAGCGGGTGATTAAATTCACTTTGCGGGAGATTCCTTATCAAATCCGTCTTCTTCTTTTTTTTCTCGCGTAGAAAACACTCCTTATAATGAAATGTACTATACCTATTAAGGAGTATTTAACTTGCTTAAATTTATCGGCAACTTCTTCATGTGGATCCTATTTGGACCATTTTGGTTGATGTGGATGTTGATTAAAGTAATTAAAAAATAATTAACCTCACAGGTTCGTACATACAAAAAGAGGTCCCAGAAATCATGGGATTCTCTTTTTTTTCTCGATTCGCGAAAAATTCTTCCCTTATAATAGAAGGTGGTGAATATGTCCTCATTGAATTGGACATCCCCCTTCTTTTTTTGTCAGATTGCTGAAATGCGTTATCCCTGCATTATAGGAACGACAAAAAGGTAAGTGGGGGGCCCTACTACCTAACAAATCGTTCGCCCTGGCACCGGGGAAACCGTTTATGGACGGCAGGGATAACGGATCTGAGCAATCTTTCGGGAAGGAAACATCCCCTATAATGAAAGTACATTAATGGTATAATTAGTCAGAAAGGATCTATTGTAATGCCTGAAGTTGAAGAAATCGAGCCTAAGTCAAAGCTCGACAAAGCAAAAGAAGTAATCAAGGAGAACTGGAAGCCGATTGCCGTTGGTGTTATATTTACAACCGTTACCATTGTGGTAACAAAGCGGGTTTTTATTAAGAATGTGCCTCTTCCAACCTATATGGATGCGGCTGCAGTAAAGCGCCTAGGACGTCCGTCCAATATGGTCATGAATTTGACTACAGGTGATATGTGGGGAAGTCAAGGTGCTGCTGCTCGTGCTGGAGGATTTTCTGATAGTACGCTATCTAAGCATCTAACCAGAGGAACTTCTGATATTCACGGTCATAAGTATGCTGTGATTGGTAAGCTGTTTGTTTAATAATAGAAACCTAGGTCCTTAACAAGGGCTTAGGTTTTTGTCCGATTCGCATAAAAAACATGCTCTATAATGAGAATAGTGAATGAATCTTGGAATTGCCCTCGATATCTAGTTCAGCCAATCTTGGAATTGCCCTCGATTACTGAACACACTATTCTCTTTTTTTGTCTCCAATAAGGAGCTTGCTAAATGAGTGAAGTTGAAGAGCTACGAGCTGAACTAGAAGAAGTAAAAGAACGTCAGGACATCCTCGCACACGCTTTGACCATCGCCAACGAAGAATTGGATAAACTGAAAAAAGAGGAAGACGAAGAAGAGAAAGATGAGTGACAAAGATAAAATTCACGAAGGAATCGAGTTCATCAAAAGCTGCGGAGCATATGAAGTGCAAGTACGTTTCTACGATGACATATTTCCCCCTGTCTGGGTAATAGTCGCCAGATTCAAGACTACTACGGAAATTGAGGCCGACATCACTTGTCTGGATGCAGTGACGCGTCTCTGTGAACGTCTCGCGTAAAAATCACGCACTATAATAGAGATGGAGCGATCTAAGGAAAGCTCCTAGCAGCCCCGAGCTGCAATCTCGCCCTCATTTTTTTTTCTAGGAGGTGTTTATGTTTGTTTATGTCTGCCCCGAGAAGAAGTATGGGTTTTGGCGATTCTTCTGGGATTGCTTTATGGTTTTTCTAACCTTCGGGTTGTGGTTGATCTGGATCTTTGTTCGTGAAATGAGAAAACGGTCCACGCCGAGTTGGCCCAGCTGTTAATGAAAGGTCGCTAATAATGATGGGTATGGCTCAAGCGCTCAATCGAGTAAAGTTCTTGCTGAACGACAATTCAACCGTAATTCTTACCGCTGCAGGTATTGTTGGTACCGTTGGTACTTCATATTTGACCGGTCGTGCCTCGTTCAAGGCCGCTGATTTGATTGCTCGGGAAAGTGTAGAGCACGAAGCTCACGAAGATCCTCAGAATTCGGGTCAATTTGTCGGACGTGCGGTCTTGAAAGAGTTGTCAAAGACCGAGAAAGCCAAGCTAGTTTGGCATCTATATTTGCCCGCGGTTGGTGTAGGTGCTATCACGATTACGAGTATTATCGTCGCCCATAGGATCTCCTCGAAACAGATCGCTGCTTTGGCGATTGCTTCAGGAATCTCAGAGCGCGCACTTCAGGAGTACAAGGGTAAGGTGATCGAGAAACTAGGAGAGCGTCAGGACGAGAAGATCCGAGATGAGATCGCTCAGGATCGTGTCACGGCTAATCCTCCAACCTCTGGTGAAGTTATCCTTGTAGGTACAGGGCAGGTTCTCTGCTATGACATCACGACAGGGCGATATTTCCAGAGCACAGTAGAGGATATTCGGAAAGCTGAGAATCGAGTCAACTACGAGCTGATTCACTATGATTCTTGTAGTTTGTCTATGTTTTACGACGAGATTGGTCTGCCGCCTACGCCATATACTGACTCAGTCGGTTGGAATATTGGCAATCACATGGAGATCAAACTCTCTACTGTAATGTCCGAGGATAATCGTCCTTGCATTGCGATCGATTTCTCGAGACCACCGGTTCCGGACTACCAGAAGAACTGGACATGAAGCTGTCAGCCTTGGCTTAGAGATGAGTAAGCTTGGGGGCTAGTTCTCGACGGCGCTAGCCCCCACCTATTTAAGAAGGGAACTAATTATGATCGATCAGGAAATGTTGGAGAGTTTTCCGGCAGGCTCGAATCCGTTTCATCACGATGCTATCAGTGTTGGGATGACTCTGGAGCAGATCGGACTGCCGAATGTCTATGTTATGGACTCCAGCAAGTTCGGCCCTGGACTTTATATTTACAACAAGGAGACGGGGCAGCGGGTCAAAATCACTGGGGTGAACAAAGAGTAAAGAAAGGGCGTCGTGCTCAAAAAGACGATTACGTACACAGATTTCAATGATGAAGAAGTAAGTGAGGATTTCTTCTTCCATCTTTCAAAAGCTGAGCTAGTTGAGCTCGAGATGAGTGAAAAGGGCGGCTTGTCAGAAGCTCTGAAACGAATTATTGATGCCGAAGATGGTAAGAAAATTATCGCTGAATTCAAGAAGATCATTTTGGGCGCTTATGGCAAGAAATCAGAAGATGGTCGACGCTTTATCAAGAATCAACAGCTTCGCGATGAGTTCGAGTCCTCTGAAGCATATTCTACCCTCTTTATGGAACTTGTTACGGATGCTGGTAAAGCCGCCGAATTTGTCAATGGAATTGTTCCACAAGGAATTGCTGAAGATGCCGCTAAGATTGTAGGCGCTGATCTTGCCGTTGTCCCAACTCCTGAGCCTGAGCCCGTACCCGTTGTTGAGCCAATTATGGTGACTAGAGCAGCAATCACCGAAATGGATCAAGCAGAACTCGAGGCATTGGGTAATCGTCTAGCATCTGGTGAAGCAAAATTGGTCGATTAATAAAGCTCTCGCAGCAAAAACATTGCCTATAATGAAGCCCCTACTATGTAAAGGAGCGAAAATGCTAGGTGCACTTGTTGTCGCCAAGCTCGCTGCGCAAGTCGCTGTAAGTTTGAGTACGGCCAAGGTGGTCTCAGAGATCATCAGGCACAACGTCACCCTTCCGCCAGAGCCCATTAACAGGGCTATGATCAAGGTGGGTGGTCTCGTGCTCGGTGGTGTCGTTGGAGACTACTCGGCCAAGTACATCGGAACTGCTGTGGACAACGCAGTGGCTGAGGTGAAGAGTCGCCGAAACGAAGACGCTGCTGAAACAGAAACAGTAGAAGCATAGCTTCAAAGACCTAGGTCCCTAACAGGGGCTTAGGTTTTTCTTTTTTCCTAGATAAGGAAGTAAATGGATCCTTCGGAATTTCCGCCAAATAGTGAAACGAGTAAAAAAGGAACACCAAAAAGCAAAGATATTACTCCTGTTACAAGTGGTGCGGTTCGAAGGAAAAAATCTCTTCGAAGGCAATTCTCTGAGACATTTGTAGCAGGAGATGCAAAGACTGCTGTTCGGTATGTTGTGATGGATGTACTGCTTCCTACAGCAAAAGACATGGTTGTTGAAGCTGTATCACAAGGCTTTGAGAAGTTGATGTTTGGTGATTCTCGCCGTAGTCGTAGATCCTCACATCCATATTCTGGTCCTACAGGCCATGTTCAGTATAACCGATATTCACAAGAAACACCAAGAAGTAGATTCTCTGGACCGCAACGAGCAATGAGTCGTGAATCACGTGCTCGACATGATTTCGATGATATTGTGTTGGACGATCGATCTGAAGCCGAAGAAGTCATTGACAAACTATTCGAATTGGTGAGCCAATATGGAGCTGCAACAATTGCCGATCTCTATGAACTCGTTGGACTCGGTTCCACTCACGTTGATCATAAGTGGGGCTGGCTTGATCTTCAGGGTGCTGGCGTCTCAAGAATTCGTGGCGGTTATTTGCTTGATCTCCCAGAACCCGAACCTCTTGACTGATTTACTCGAAGATGCCCAGACAAGTTGATATTGAAGATTTTGCTCGACGCGTAGAACGTTTATGCGATTTCATTATCAATAAAGCTGAGCGAGATGGATCAAAAGATATCGTAGTAATTCAAGAATTAAAAGATGATGCAGCTGATATTCTAACTAATAAAAACCTAGTAGCTACAGAGATGATTACAGGACTCTCTGATTTTATGAAGGGAGCTACAGATCATGAAGTTCGTCCCCGAGGTGATCAGTAGACAGGTCGCCCGAAATGCCTTGCTTATCCAGAAAAGTTCTCCGGGGGTACTTCTGGGAGTTGGTATTGTCGGTATGACTGCAAGCACTGTTCTTGCTTGTCGGGCTACCTTGAAGATGGATGAGGTTGTCGAAGAAGCAAAGGGCAAGCTCGATACCGCTAAGACGTTAGACCACCCAGAGTATAGTGAGAAAGATCGTTCACGTGATATTTCTCTGATTTACTTTCAGTCTGGTGTCAAGATCGCTCGACTGTATGCCCCGGCTATCATCGTCGGTGGACTTTCGATTTACTGCTTGACCAGCTCTCACAATATCTTGACGAGACGAAATGCTGCTTTGACTGCTGCTTATGGAGCTCTTGAAAAAGGATTCGCCGAATATCGAGCTCGTGTAGTTGAGAAGTATGGCGAAGAAGAAGATCGTAACTTAAGGTATGGCACTGAAGAAGTTGAGATCGTAGATCCAAAGACGAAAAAGAAGAAGACTGTTACTCGAGTGGGTCCAGGAGAGCCGTCAATCTATGCTCGTTTCTTCGACGAGTATTCACCTTCCTGGAGCAAAGAGCCCGAGTATAACTTGCTCTTCTTGCAGTGTCAACAGAATTACGCCAATGATCTGCTCAAGTCTCGTGGACATGTCTTCTTGAATGAAGTCTACGATATGCTTGGAATTCAAAGATCACAAGCTGGTGCTGTAGTTGGTTGGCTTCTTTCTCCGAATGGCGATACTGATAACTTTGTCAATTTCGGCGTCTTCGATGGTAGATCTGAGAAGGCTCGAGATTTTGTCAATGGTCGCGAAGGTGCCATTCTACTTGATTTCAATGTAGATGGCCTCATTTTCGATAAAATTAGTCAGCTAGGGGAGGAATTGTCATGGCAACTGGGACACTAGCGGAAGTGGTGACTGAGGAAGTTGCTACCAATCTCGAAGAAGTGGCTCAAGGGGTTCGACGTCTCAACACTACTGCTGTCGGTACCGCTATTGGAGGTCTTGCAGTTGGAGCCGCGATCGGATTCTACTTCGGTTATCGATTTAACCGAGAAAAGATTAGAGCGGAAGCGTTTCGGCAGAGTGAGATTGAGGTTGAGAAGATTCGGGAAGTGTATCAGCAGAAGAGTATCGCTGCAGTACCCAAGCCTGATATCGAAAAGGTAATGGAAGAACAGGGATATTCTACGGCTGTTGATGATGAACGACCGTTGAGGCCTCCTGTTCCAGTGTATGAGCCTCCAAGAGTTATGGAAATTGAGAAAGATGCGAATACTGGTTGGGATTATGCAAGTGAAGTAGCTGCACGATCTCCAGAAGAGCCGTATGTGATCCATGAGGATGAATATTCAGAAAGTAATAGCGGATATTCGCAGACAGCATATACCTATTATGCTGGTGATGATGTTCTTTGCAATGAAGAAAACGTCCCGCTTCCGCACGCCGATGTAATTGTTGGACAGGACAATCTGAAATTCGGCCATGGTAGTGGCGATATCAACACTGTGTTTGTTCGCAACGAACGGCTCGAGATGGAAATGGAAATCAGTCGCAGTCCTGCAAGCTATGAAGAGGAAATCCTAGGTCTCGACCGAAATGAAAACGATTGATTATGAATATTATGAGTGGCTAGTCTCACAAATTGATATTCCAAACGGTAAATCATATAGCCACTTGTTCGAACGAATGCACAACCTGGAATTCGTATGGACTGTTCCACACGATGATAATCGGGTCCAAGACGGTTTAGATCTACGTAACGAATTCGCAGGTAAGAAATCGTTGGACTTGATCCTCGAGGGGGTCACACTTCTCGAAATTCTTGTAAGTCTCAGCCGACGAGTAGCCTTTTCCTCCACTAATGGAACAGCGCCACAATGGGCATGGCGACTTCTCAAGAATCTTCGATTGCACAAATCACATGATCCATTCAATAAAGCAAGAGCTGATAGAGTTGACGAAATTCTTGAAGTTCTTGTTTGGAGACAGTATCAACCAGATGGTCGAGGTGGATTCTTCCCATTGAACAGTCCTAGGGAAGATCAGACCAAAATAGAAATCTGGAAGCAAATGAACGCGTACGTCATCGAGATGGAGGGACTTTAGGAGGATTGATGGATTTTTATCAGATCCTTTCTAAAGAGACGAAAGATAAAGGGTTTGAGCTCTACCCTGATTTTATTGTCGGACGTTCTCAGGATCTGATGGTGCAAGGACGGACCTTCTATGCAATTTGGGATGAAGAAAAAGGTCTTTGGTCTCGTGACGAATACGATGTTCAACGCCTGGTAGACGAACATTTACAAGCTGAAGCTGATAGATTGAAAAAGCAGACAGGGATTAATTACGTAGTACGATACATGCGCTCATTTCAAAGCAACTCTTGGGCGAATTTCAGAAAATTCCTGGCTAATATCAGCGATAACAGCCGCCCTCTCGACTCGAAGATTCTGTTTTCAAACTCAGAGATAAAGAAAACAGACTATGCGAGTAAGTATTTGCCTTATGCATTGGAGGGAGGTGATATTTCGGCTTGGGATGAGCTCGTGGGGACATTGTATTCGGTAGAAGAGAGAGCAAAAATCGAATGGGCTATCGGATCCATCGTGGCGGGAGACTCAAAGAAGCTGCAAAAGTTCTTTGTCTTCTACGGTCCTGCTGGATCCGGTAAGTCTACTATTCTGAATGTAATTCATAATCTGTTCGAGGGATATTCTACCACCTTCGACGGTAAAGCTCTCGGTAGTGCTTCTGGAACATTCTCAACAGAAGTGTTCAAGAACAATCCACTAGTGGCAATCCAGCATGACGGTGACTTGTCCAAACTCGAGGATAATACTCGGTTAAATTCAATTGTTGCTCATGAGCGAATGACAATGAATGAGAAATACAAGCCGAGTTACACCTCTCGTGCTGAAGCTCTTCTATTCATTGGCTCAAATCAACCGGTCAAAATTACTGATGCCAAGTCGGGTATCATTCGTCGACTGATTGATATTCATCCAACGGGTGTAAGGATTCCCGTTCGCCATTACAACACCTTGCTTAGCCAGATCGACTTTGAGCTGGGAGCAATTGCGGCCCATTGTCTCAAGGTATATTTGGAGATGGGTAAGAACTACTACAATGGCTATCGTCCGTTGGAGATGATGCTTCAGACCGACGTCTTTTTCAATTTCATTGAGGCATATTACGATCTATTCAAGTCTCAAAATTACACAACCTTGAAGCAGGCGTACGGGTTGTACAAGGAATGGTGTTCTGAAACAGGGATCGATCGAACTCGTCCTCAGTACAAGATCCGAGAAGAGCTCCGTAATTACTTCGATGAATTCAAAGATCGAGGAGAAATTAACGGTGAACGGGTTCGTAGTCTATATGAGGGATTCAATGCTGAGAAATTTAAGGCTCCAAAGGAAACTGACGAGAACCTACCTGCGTTCTCTCTGGTTATGGATCACGATGATTCACTGCTTGATCAAGACCTTGCAGAAAATCCCGCGCAGTACGCGAATAAAAGCGGAACGCCTGGTCGCAAATGGGAAAAAGTAAGGTCTACACTTTCAGATATTGATACTTCTCGATTACACTACGTAAGAGTACCTGAGAAACACGTGGTGATCGATTTCGATCTGAAAGACCCTGAAGGTGAGACTGATATTGAGCGGAACCTCGAGGCAGCAAGCCGTTGGCCAGCTACATATGCCGAGCTCAGCAAATCTGGAAAAGGTGTACATCTTCATTATGAATACATAGGAAATCCGCTTGACCTAGCTCCTGTATATTCTGAGGGAATTGAAGTCAAGGTGTTCACAGGAGATGCATCGTTACGCCGAAAACTGACTCGCTGTAATAACGTACCGATTGCCAAGATAGGCAGTGGACTTCCGCTTAGACAGAAGAAGGAGAAGATGCTTAAGGCTAAGACTATTACTAGTGAAAAGGGCCTTAGGGAGCTGATCGAGCGGAATCTGCGCAAAGAGATCCATCCTGGAACCAAACCGTCTATTGATTTCATAGCTCATATTCTTGAAGAAGCATATGAGGATGGATTAAAATACGACGTCACTGACTTGCGTCCTCGTATTTTAGCTTTTGCCAATAACAGCACTCACCAAGCTGCATTGTGTTTGAAGATTGTCCAGGCGATGAAGTTCCAATCCGAATCCGAAGTGGGTCCGGATGCTGTCATAGAAGTAACCGACGATCGCATGGTTATATTTGACGTCGAAGTCTATCCGAATCTTTTTGTTATCTGCTGGAAGTTTCAGGGAGATGACACGGTTGTTCGGATGATTAATCCTAGCCAAGCAGAAGTCGAAGCCCTGACAAGGCTGAAGTTAGTAGGCTTCTACAATCGTCGTTTCGACAATCATATTTTGTATGGAGCTGTTCTTGGTTATAGCGTAGCGCAGTTGTATGATTTAACTAGAAAAATCGTCATAGACAATAATCGTAATGCTTTCTTTGCTCAGGCTTACAATCTTTCCTATGCTGATATTTGGGAGATCAGTTCGATTAAACAGGGCTTGAAGAAGTTCGAGATCGATCTTGGTATCCACCACATGGAGCTGGATCTTCCTCTGGATCAACCAGTAGATGAAGCAGATTGGCCTCGGGTGGTCGAATATTGTGTTAACGATGTCCGAGCTACTGAGGCTGTACTGGAAGATCGATGGGAAGATTTCGTTGCTCGTCAAATCTTGGCTGAGCTGAGCGGATTAGCTATTAACGACACCACACAAAGACATACAGCAAAGATCATATTTGGTGACGATAAGAATCCGCAGCAATATTTTGTCTATACCGATCTAAGTGAGGAATTTAATGGCTATTCGTTTGACGCGGGCCGAAGTAATTATCGGGGAGAGGACCCTGGAGAGGGTGGTTACGTATACGCTGAGCCCGGGATATACTCCCGTGTTGCTCTTCTTGATGTGGCTTCGATGCACCCAACTACGATCGAACTCCTCAACCTCTTCGGTAAATACACGGACCGGTTCAGAGAGCTCAAGGAAGCCCGTCTAGCAATCAAGCGGAAAGACTTCGTTACGGCTCGAAGCATGTTGAATGGTCGATTGGCTCCATATTTGGAGAATGAAGATGGAGCAGACAAGCTGGCATACGCTCTGAAGATTGTTATCAATATTGTCTACGGACTAACCTCGGCAAAGTTTCCCAATCCATTCCGAGATACTCGCAATAAGGATAACATCGTCGCCAAACGGGGCGCCCTCTATATGATTGACTTGAAACACGACCTTCAAGAAGCCGGTCATCAAGTCATACATATTAAGACCGACTCAGTCAAAATTCCCAATGTCACTGCAAAAGCGATCCGCTTTGTAGTTGATCACGGGAAACAATACGGATACGACTTCGAGGTCGAAACCACCTATGATAAGCTATGTCTCGTTAATGATGCAGTATATATTGCACGAAAAGGTGATACCTGGACTGCTGTGGGTTCCCAATTTCAGCATCCTTACATATTTAAAACTCTCTTCTCTGGTGAGAAACTTTCTTTTGATGATTTCTGCGAGAGTAAGAACGTAGTTCAAGGGACAATGTACTTAGATAGGGAGGATCATGAAAAAGAAGAAGGCCTTGATCATCGGAACATGCGGCATCTTGGGCGCACTGGGCGTTTCGTACCTGTTCTTGTCGGGGGAGGGACGCTCTATCGGGTAAAGGACGATAAGTACTACGCGGTAGCCGGGACCAAGGGCTACAAGTGGATCGAAGCTGAGATTGCTCAGTCCACACCTGATCTCAAGATTGATATGTCATATTTTGAGAAGCTGAAAGCCGAAGCGATCAAGACAATTGAGCAATTCGGATCCTTTGAGGAATTCGTTAATGGCACGTAGGCAAGAAGCTTTTAGAAAAGACGAGGGTGCTGGAAGCCGTATTCACATTACGAACGCCACATTCATATTTATCGACGCTATGGAGAACGCCTTTACTGTTCTTGAAGGTGGTGAATATCTAACAGTACTTCTGAGAGAACGAGATGAGGATCGTCTACAAGAACTTTATGATGAGATGAATCATGTGGCAAGTTTTAATAGAGGTGATCTTGTAGATCTGATTGTAATTCCTCGTAGGTTAGATAAGAGCACAAAAACTACATATTTCCTCGTCTCTATTAAGAGGAGTGAATAGATGCCACAGCAGGATAACACGGTCCTAATGGAGGGTGTTCGAATTATCTTCCGCAATTTTGCTGGGAGAGAAGGACAATATAATCGAGAAGGTGATCGGAACTTCGCCGTTCTTCTTGATGATAAAGTCGCCAACGCAATGGCAGAAGATCATTGGAACATCAAATGGTTGAAGCCTCGCGAGGATGATGAAGATGCCGAACCGCAAGCATATCTCCCCATCTCAGTTAACTTTAAAGGTCGCCCCCCTAGGATTGTTCTTATTACTACGCGTGGCCGGACTAATCTGGATGAGTCGACGGTTGAGACACTTGACTGGGTAGATATTATCAATGTAGATCTCATTGTCAGACCCTATGAATGGACGGTCAATCAGAAGAGTGGCGTCAAAGCATATCTTCAGAGCATTTATGTGACGATTGAGGAAGATCCTCTGGAGATGAAGTACAATCAAATTGAGCCGTCGTGATTATCGGTGATGAAAAGATCAGAGAAGTCGCCGAAAAAGTACTTGACCGACTTAATGACGACAACGAGCTTATAGAAGTTGATGAAGTCTTCTTAATTGTTGCCGTGCATTATGGTGCAGCTGATCTCGATGAAGATGCTGAGGTTGGTGAGCTCTTTTATCGTTGTAGCTCAGCTCGACAGCATGTTCAATTCGGTCTTCTTGAGCAAGCACGACGGGCTGTCGAAGAAGTACTCAGGAATGAAAATGACTAACATCGCCACGATTATTGTGATTTCTCTTATAGTTCTGATTAGCGTTTTACTCGGATATGGCCTTGGTATTGTCCGCAATCGAAACGAAACCGATAGGAACTATGGAGACAACTAGTATTACAACAAAGTATGTTCGTAAGCCGCTATTCGTGGATGCTGTTCAGGTGACTGAAGAGAATTTCGTCGATATTGCCCGCTGGTGTTTCGGCGAGATCGGGAACATTGATGAGTCACCTGTCGATAGGTCCGTAGATGCTCAGCCTACGAAACAGTATATTCACGTTAGAGTTCATAATCCAAAGAATCCTCGTCAGACCAAGGCATTTGTGGGGGACTGGATTCTCTACACCGAACGTGGCTACAAGGTGTATACGACGAAAGCGTTCCAGGCGAACTTCAATCTCGTTGAGGAAACCACCTAGAGGAATCATATTATGGATTTTGACGAAGATGGACCACTTCCAGTTCTTGACTGGGATAATCTAGTCGGGCCCGGCGTTATTCCTTGTGAAGAAGAATGTGTAGTGCCGTCAGGATTAGAGCTGATTGCATTGCCTGAAACTCGTCATGCCTGGGCCGGTATATTCAACTGTCCTAATGGATGTGGACGTTCATTCGAATTTAAGGAGAGTACATAGTGGGTAAGACTGAAGTATATCGCGTCGTCTATAACGACGGCAAGAATCGCAATGCTCTGGTGTTTCGTGAGCCGACAGAGGGACTCTCTTATCAGGAAGAGCAGATGATTGTCTTCGGAGATCAGGGTCAGTCCAGTTTTGCCGCCGTGAACGACGAAGGTGATATTCCGCATCGCGAGCCGAGCGGAGATCCGAACGAGAGTCTCGGCGTCACCTGGCATTTCGCCAAGTAAACTATTTTTAAAGGAGGTGATAAAATGGCTGAGCCGGTCTCGTTTGTGAGAGCGTGTCGGACTTTCTTCGAGACGCCTCCTCACGCGAGGAAGGTCGAGATCCCCGAGTTCAAGGCTCTGTCCCACGAGGATAAGGTCGAGCTCAGGGAGATGTTGATCGCCGAGGGTATTGACGTCGCTGAGCTGGTCGACGTCAACTCAGCTCTCACCTCCTAATCAAGATGCTCATGGCGCGGGACGAGTTCACGGAAACCCAGTGACTTGTGGGGGACTCGTTAGGCAAACATGAGAGGGGATGGTAGGTCGTCGTTGAGCCGCTCGAACGCACTCGGCTACGCGATCCCCACTAATCTATTAAGGAGTAATTATGACCGTCTTTGATTTTGAGAAGCATCAGAAAGCAGAGCCGTCGCAAGGTACGAAGATTACAGCAAATCGACTGGCCGAAGTCGAGGATATTCAAAAGATGATGCGAGTAATCACTACTCGTTTGAGCGCTCTTGCCGTAGACGAAGCAAATGGATGGGTACCAGGAACACCGCAGACGAAGCGAACACACCGAGTCGAGCCGATTGAGAAGTTGGCCGAGCAAATGGCTGATGGAGTCGACTTGTTGGAAAAGCTTTATTCCTAGGGGGGTTCTATGGCCGCTGTCTTAACCGCAATTGCAATCATGATGTTCAATGCAGACCATCCAAGAACCGAAGCTACGGCAAGCTGGTATGGTCCTGGTCTATACGGGAACCAAACAGCTGATGGGACAAGACTGACTCCACGAACTTGGGGAGTGGCGCACAAATCAATTCGCTTGGGAACTCGACTCTCTATTTGCTATCGCAGCCGGTGTACGTACGTAAAAGTTATTGATCGAGGTCCCTTTGTGGCAGGACGAGACTTCGATCTTACCTCAGCGGTAGCTCGACATCTACGTTTCTCTGGAGTTCAGAAGATTCGTTGGCGGTATGCATGAGTCTCAAAGAAACACTAGGCTTTGATGGTTATCGTCCAGAGGATCGCTGGCTTTGGTTTGCAGTCAGGCTTTCACTGGTCTTATTCTTGATCGGTATTCAAGCCGTCGTTATTGCTGCTTTCGCGAAAGTGATGTTAAGCCTATGACTGATGAGGAAGAAGAAATCAAAGAGTTGAATCGGCTTCTTCTGGTTCCTTCAGGAAAACGCCGATCACTTTGGAAACGGATCTGGTGGCCTACTTCCTATTGGCCGACACGATATTCTCGTACTTGTGGTTGGTGGCATCTATATTGGCATCTTGGCGCAGCTGCAGCTCGGTTGCGAATTCGTTACCTAGGTTGGCGAGGATATTGAAAATGACGCCGGAAGAACTCGATATAGCGCATGGTATTGCCAAAGCATTTCACGAATCGTACGAACGACAAGCACCTGCATATCGATACACGACTCGTGAGGAATCAGCCGTAGCATGGGAAGATGTACCCGAGAAAAATAAGTTATTGATGGTTGCCGTTGTCGCCGACTTGCTGGATAAGGGGGTAATCCAGAATGGAAGGACCGAAGCTCGAGATCGACAAGCGGATGGATAGACTTGAAGCCGGTCTTCGTCATGTAGCAGATAAGGCTCTCTACAAGGAAGATCAAGAAGAGCTCGAGAAAATTCTCCGCGGGGAAAAATTGGAAGAAACAAAAGATGCCGATCAGTGACAAACAGATTGAGAAACTTTTCAATGATCAAGCTCGAAGTGATCTACGCCTACAACGAATCGAAAAAGCGGTTGGCACAATGGCTGCATGGCTTGTCCAGGCACAAACCGGATTCAACGCCAACGATGCCGCAGGAATCGAAAGAATTCTCCGGGGAGAAACCCCTGACGAAAAGCAGACGAAGTAGAATCGTACTTTGAGAATTCTCCGGGGGAAACGTTCTGTATGACGAGCCCGGACCTCGGAGATAGGGTAGGGGTACTCTGTGTATATTCCGCGGTGCCCCTACCTGCCTAAACGAGAAGAGACTCAAATGAATAAGTATTTTACTCGCTTTGAGATTGCTCTTCTCCTTACCATCGTCCTACTCATCTTCACTCTCGGTATGTGTACTGGTAGAGCAACAGGTACTTCGTCACACGTGCAGAAGGAGAAAAATGCCTGCAAAAAGCCGCAATCAGAGGGCATGGGCATACGGTGTAAAAGGTGAAAACTGGGCTAAAAAGCATCATTTCAACAACAAAGGCAAGTTGCCCAAGTCAAAGCGACGGAAGGGGAAGTGAGATGGATGAAGTTGAGACTCAGACTGAGACAGTTGAGGATTCTCCTGCAATTCCTGCTCCTGATACTACGCCTCCAGGCGGCGATGAAGAAGCAGCCCCGGCGCCGTCGGTTCCTCCCCATGAGAGGGAGCCGATGATTGACGATGATGCACCTGCAGCTGAGGACGCTGAGCCGGAGAATAACGACGAAGACTAGTTATGAGAACCATATATTTCAAAAAGCAAATTCTCGGTCAGTGGCGTAGAGACGACGGAGAATCTAAAACTCATGTCAGCGAAGATGCAATGTTTCGTGAAGTAGGAAAGCTGATCAACGATGGCTGGTCCTACGAGTTGCACGGTATTACTCTTCTTCGTGGCGTAACTATGACCAAGTTCTAAGAATTCCCCTCTTTACCTGCGGTGATAGAGGGGAACAGGGGGTGGTGTAGGGGTCGACCCCCCAGAGCCCCTCACCACCTCCGAATCTTTCGCGGAAAAAACTTCTCTTATAATGAAATCTATTTAAGGGGAGAACTTGTGGAGAAAGTTCTAACTATCAAAGACATGATGGCTGCCGCAACCGCCGAGATGGATCAGACTCAAGCATTGCTTGATAGCGCCCGGGAAATTTGTATAACCCCGAGCTTTCAAGCAAAGCTAGACGAGATGCAGGCCGATTTGGATGCAAAGCGCGGTCGTGTCGAGTTGTTCAGAATTATCGACGAAATGTTCGACCAGAAATAGCAATTCAAAGAAGAGTCCAGAACATGGATTCTTCTTTTTTTTGAGGAGATATCTAAATGGACCATATGTGTATAGTGCGATTTTGTTTCAACGAAGTCGAGAATGAGGATGAGATCTGCGAGTCATGTCAGAGAAATCCCAGCTTGACTACTATCTGCTCGTCGATGCATTGCTATAATAAGGCTATTATTAGTAATGACCCGATGCATCCAGCTTTCTGCGAACCCTGCAAAGCAAGAACCAGAGCGAGAATCAAGATATGAAAATAATTCTAAGAGATAGACACACTGGTCGTACTGAGGAACTTATTCGTCTTTGTGCCGAAGCAGAGGCACGCGGAGAATGTTCTTATATTGTTTGTCTCAATCATGTGGAAGCTTATAGGATTGCTCAAGAAGCAAAGAAGCTTGATCTTTTTATTAGTTTCCCGATCACTAGTCGAGAATTTCTCAATGCCGAGTATTCTAGTCGTAATATCAAAAATTTCTTCATCGACAATGCTGATCAGCTACTTCAATCCATGACTGCTGTACCTATCCAAGTTGTAACCATGGAGCAAAACGACTAATGACACAACTACAACCACATCAATTCAAAGCTCTGACCGAGCTCTCTGATGGAAAGATCCTCTGGGGTGGCGTAGGCTCGGGAAAGTCTCGAGTTGCTGTGGCATATTACGAGCTCGAGCACCAGTGTAAGAACGTCTACGTGATCACAACAGCGAAAAAACGCGACAGCAAGGACTGGGAGGGAGAGTTTGCTCGGATTACTGTTGGCAAGGAATGGAACGCAACTGTTCACGGTCTTCTTACTGTCGATAGCTGGAACAATATTGACAAGTATACTGATATTAGGAATAGCTTCTTTATTTTCGACGAACAACGACTGGTTGGCTCGGGTGCGTGGGTCAAGGCGTTCCTAAAGATCGCCCGGAATAACAAGTGGATTCTGTTAAGCGCAACTCCGGGGGACAATTGGCTCGATTATATCCCCGTCTTCGTCGCAAATGGCTTCTATCGGAACCGTACCGAGTTCAAACGCGAGCACGTCGTCTATACACCCTTCACCAAATTCCCCAAAGTGGAGCGTTATCTAGGCACAGGCAAGTTAAATCGTCTCAGAAATAAGATATTAGTGGAGATGCCCTATCCGAAGACGACTGTCCGGCATGGTAAAAACGTATTTGTCGAGCATAATGAGGAATTAGTCCAGTCGGTAATCAAGAATCGCTGGCATATTTACCAAAACCGGCCGATCAAGGACATCTCAGAGCTATTCGGGGTGTTGAGACGAATAGTGAATTCAGATCCGAGCCGGATCAAAGCGATTGAGAGCCTCCTAGAGAAGCATCCTAAGATGTTGATATTCTACAACTTCAACTATGAATTGGACGCTCTCAAACGCTTACAGAGCCTTACACAGGTGTCAGAATGGAATGGCTGGCGTCATGAGCCGATTCCTACGGGCGATTCATGGCTATATTTGGTCCAATACGTAGCTGGATCAGAGGGTTGGAACTGTGTCGAGACGGATACAACCCTATTTCACTCACTGACGTATAGTTATAAGAATTGGGAGCAAGCGCACGGACGAATTGATAGGCTAAATAGCCCATTTTTGAATCTTTTCTATTATACACTGCGCTCCAAAGCGGGTATAGACACGGCAATTTGGAGGGCGCTAATATCTAAGAAAAACTTCAATGTGTCTAGATATTCAGAAAACCCAGAAAAAATCTTGGCAAATAAAACGGCTAAGACAAGCCAAAAGGAGGATATTCTGCCCGCCCAAATCTACCCTTAAAACCTTTCCCTACGCGCGACCCCAATAAGTAAAAGGGTATTAGATATTAAGATGGGTTTTATAGAAACTTTTTTACAAAGCGTTTTGGCCGGGTTTTTGGCCAGAGGACCCTACAAGGAAAAATCTACCGAAATCTGTCCCCAAGGCTCCGCCCTTGCCCAAGGCCCTTAGAAAATTGAGGAGAATTATAATGGCACGTCTTGAAATGCAAGGAATTGTTTCACAAAAGGATGGTTTGCCCTATGTTCAGTGTCGTCAGATCAATGATAAAGGGGAACTCGAGTCACAATTTCAGTTTACACCTGCGGAAGCTCGTGATGTAGCTCAGAAAATGGTCGAAGCATCGATGAATGCTGTCTATGATGCTGCTCTTATTGCCTGGGCAAGGGAAGTAGCACCTGAAGATTCTGATATGGGTCCACGAATGGTGATGTTGATTCGTCAGTACCGTGCTGACATCTGGGGATTGCCTGATCAACCGGAGGATTGGCGGCTGTCGTGAATGAATTATGGAAACCGATAGATTTCTTTCCAGGTTACAGCGTCAGTGATCATGGCAGAGTTCGTTCTGACAATACTGAGAGAATCTTGTCTCTGAATCTAAATCAATATGGATTACTTCAAGTCGGGCTGATGCGAAATGGGGTCCAATTTCATAGATCAGTTCCACTGCTGGTAGCCAAAGCATTTATTCTTCAACCCAGTGGGCCTTTCGATACTCCAATTAACTTGGATGGTGATCGTCACAATAATCATGTAAGCAACCTTGTCTGGCGTCCCAGATGGTTTGCAATCAAGTATAATCGGCAATTCAGATATCCATATGAATATCCTATTTTGTCTCCGGTAGTAGATTTGAAAACCGGCAAGGTGAGTGCAAATTCACTTAAAGCTGCTAAGACATATGGTTTGCTCGAGCAAGATCTAGTTCTTTCAATTTTGAATCGAACTTATGTTTGGCCTACTTATCAGGAATTCGGTGTTGTTGAACAACTTGAACTCGATCTAGAAGTTTAGATGGAGGATAGAGATGGAAAAAAGACCGATAGAAACTAGGATAGCGACAGAGCGAACCCGATCGGATGGATCAAAGGTAAACCCGGGTGAGCCTGGATATGAGAACGCTTCGCAACATACTTATAAAATACCTGCTGAACGAGAGTTATTGAATTTAGTAATTGAGGATTACGATCGTCGACGAGAACATTGGTGGGGAAGATTTTTGCTTTGGTTACTAAGAAAAACTACATAGGAGAATGATATGGCTGAAACCGTAAAAACATATAGAGATCCTGTCCCTGGCCGTGGCTCGATTGAGCTGCGTCGAACATCAGCAGGACTATATTCCTGGGTGATTACAATCTGGGCTGACGCAATCGTCACAGATGCTCATCTAATCGGTATGGTAGACCAGGTTGAACGAGTTGATCAAGATCTCCAGAAGCGATATCCGTCTTCTGGAGCCGAAAAATAGGATTAGATATTGAGTAGTAAAAAATTCGCAGTATATAATAGAGGGAGCTAGAATACCTTCTTATTTTTTTTGCAGTTATTTGTTCGCGGGTAGTGAAAGGAGGAGCATGGCTGGCCAAATTAATGTTCAGCCACAAATTTTGGATCTAGCATTATATGCTGGAGACGCGGTTTCATTTAGATTAAAGTGCACTACTGCGGCCGGTGCTCCTATTGATGTTACAGGCATGGTACAAGCACAGGTACGGCTAGAGCGTCTAACAGAAGATCCCCCTATAGTTGAATTTGCTTCAGATATGGTTGATGCTTATCAAGGCATTGTTGTACTCAAGTTAACTGGAGATCAGACACAAGATCTATCAGAACATGCATCTGCTACTAGCGGTAAATTTGTTGGTGTCTGGGATGTTCAATGGACTCCTTCAGGTAAAGAACCACGCACTTTGTGTCAAGGTAAAGTGGAGTGCGTGAGCGATGTTACAAGATGAGCTACATATTATTATTAGCTCGGATGAAATAGAAGTTGAGATTGATGATGTAGAAGAAGCTGAGGTAGATGTTGAATCAATTCCTGAGGTTATTGTTTCGACATCGATTGATATACCTGTAGAAGAAATAACTGTTGAATCTAATGGAGTAGGCGTTGTTGTTGAAGAATCAGATATAGATGTTAAGCTTAAGTCTACTACTGATGTTATTGTAATTGCTGCTGGTAATCTCGGTCCAGAAGGTCCAGAGGGTCCAGAGGGTCCTCGAGGATTTACAGGACCGACGGGTCCTCAGGGAGCCGACTCTACTGTTCCTGGACCTCAAGGCCCAGCAGGAGAAACCGGACCGGAAGGTCCGGTGGGATCTCAGGGTCCACAAGGTGTCAAGGGTGATACCGGTAATACAGGACCTGCCGGTGCTGATTCAACTGTACCTGGCCCACAAGGACCCCAAGGGGTAGAAGGTGATCCAGGAGATCCAGGAGCTCAAGGTCCTCAGGGAGTTCAGGGCAATCCGGGGCCAACTGGACCACAAGGGGCCACTGGTACGGGCATCTTGATGAAGGGTTCGGTTGCGACTGTTGGTAATCTGCCTCCATCTGGAAATCAACAGGGCGACGCGTATATTGTTCAAGCAGATGATTCCTTGCATATTTGGAATGGTTCTGCCTGGATTAGTGGTGGGTCAATTCAAGGACCACCGGGGTCTCAGGGCCCTCAAGGAATTCAAGGTCCCCAGGGTGTCAAAGGTGACACCGGTAACACCGGAGCTCAGGGAATTCAAGGTCCCCAGGGTGTCAAAGGTGATACTGGTAATACTGGAGCTACAGGAGCTGATGGTCCTCAGGGCATTCAAGGAACTCCCGGTGCTACAGGTTCTCAGGGTCCGAAGGGTGATAAGGGCGATATTGGTAATACTGGACCTGCAGGCGCTACGGGTGCAACGGGTTCACAAGGACCTACTGGGTCAACGGGACCAGCGGGTTCACAAGGACCAGCCGGACCAGGAGTTCCTGCAGGTGGAACAACTGGGCTTGCGCTGGTAAAGAAAACTGCTACTGATTATGATACTGAATGGAAAACTATTGCTGGTGGTGGCGTTGATTATATTGGTGACTGGGCAGCAGGAACTCCATATAAGAAGGGCGATGTTGTTCGTTATGGTGGTAATGATTACCTAGCGGTTAATGATTCAACGGGATCAACTCCGCCTGCACCGGCTCCTTCTGGAGGAGCACCAGCATGGCAAACGGGTGATACTAAAGTAAGTGCCCAGGCTGCATCTCATGCTGATCCACAGGGCGGAACATGGTATCTTGCCGATGGTTCTGCGGTGCCTCCAGCTAATACCGCTCTAGTAGCTTTGCTGGGTGCAAACTTTCCTGATGCTCGAGGTCGAGCTCTAGTCATGCTTGGAACTCATGCTGATATTAATGCGGTTGGTAAGAGTGATGGAGACGCAACAGTTGCTAATCGTCGTTTTAAACATAAGCATGTGGTCAATGATCCGACGCATGAACACAATCTTCATTATTCGGGCGATAACCCTGGTGGTGGAACAACTTCGATAGCAGGTACTAGTCATACGGATTGGGGTAGTGGCCCAAATTGGATTGATCATGCTTCCACAGGTATTACTGTAGGTCCACAAACAGCGGGAACACCCGTTGATGGTGGATCTTTTGTTGTACCAGGTAACCTCTTCTACCATTCGTAAGGAGAGATATGAGCGAACCTAATTGGGAACTTCTTGGTGGTGGTGGAGTTTACGGTGGTCCGATCGAGCACAAAGGTGCTTGGGCTGCAGGTACCGCATATATTCCGGGTCAGGTTGTTACACATAATGGAATTGATTATCTAGCTGTGAGACCTTCAACAGGGCAAACTCCACCTCTACCTGTAGGTAGTGGAGTTCCAACAACTGTAGGTGCTACGGATGAATCTGTTCTAACTGTCGATGCTCCCGGATCTCCGGCTATTTGGAAGCCGGTTCCTGCAGTAGCTCCTTGGACTGATACGGGTTGGCTACGGCTTGGAATTGATATTCCTTATGTTAGTGCTGCTGATTATGCTGTGCCTTATGGTGGTGCTGGTGTCAGTGCACTTAGACGTCTTCCATCAGGTCTTGTAGTTGGTAAAGGATTGATAGCACCTCCGGCAGTAGGAGGTAATTGTTTTACACTTCCTGCTGGACTACGACCTGCTTCATCTCCTGGTGTTCATATTATGAATTTGGCAAATAGTGGTACCGAGGGCGAAGGTTTTCGAATTCCAACAACGCCGGGTGCGGGTAGTTATGCAACGGCTTGGGGGTGCTACATGGCTTTCGCGCGTTCTTGGGTCAGTCTTGCTGGTGGTCTCTGGTTGGCGGAGCAATGAGTACTCCTTATTGGACTCCGTTAGCAGGACCTCCAGGACCTGCTGGGCCTCCTGGGCCTGCGCTTGGTTCAATTGCAGGATTACATTCGGTTGCTACTCCAGCAGGTGGAGGCTATGTTGCAATTCCAATTACTTCAACTCGTTGGGCTGATTGGGCTGGAGTTTTAGCTGGAGGTTATGTTGTTAATGGCGCAGGTCGTTATCGTTTTACAGCTCATGCTTGGTGGACAGGTCAGACTGGTACTGTTGTACCTTCATTAATTGCGGTTAGTCATTTTAATAGTGGTGGAGGAGTTGCTAGTCCAAATGTTGTTACAGCTGTAGCTGCACTGAATGCTGGTGGCGGTCTTGCAAATCTGTATAATTGTTTAGCTGGTGATTATTTCACAGTTTATGCCGCTTCAAATGCTGGTGGTGCGGGTGGTACTTGTAGTTGCGAGGGTGCTTTAGAGAAATTGACATGACCGAGAATAAATATCAAGCTAGATTGATCAAGAGACTTGAAGAGATGTTTCCCGGTTGTGTGATTATAAAATTAGATCCCATATATCGTCAAGGATTACCAGATCTTCTTCTGCTTTGGAAAAAGTATTGGGCTTCACTCGAGGTTAAAGCCTCTGCTTCGGCAAGTTTTCAGCCTAATCAAAGACATTATATTGAACAGTTGAATGAGATGTCCTTCGCTGCTTATATCTATCCCGAGAATGAAGAGGAGGTTTTACTTGCGCTTCAACAAGCATTTAAACCTCCAAGGCGAGCACGCATTTCTCAGTCCTAGTCAGTATCATTGGATTCACTATACACCTGATAGGCTACTTGAACGTTGGACTGCAGCTCAAGCCGCCGCTTATGGTACTGCGCAGCACGAGTATGCTCATAGAGAAATTGAAGAAGGAAGAATTTCAGGTCTAGTTGGAACCATCGGTTTGTATATTAATGATGCAATTAAGTATAGAATGCAATGCGAACAAATTTTGTACTATTCCGAGAATTGCTTTGGTACCGCTGATACGATCGCTTTTCGATATAACACCCTTCGAATTCATGATTTGAAAACTGGCGTATTTCCAGGTTCTGTCCATCAGCTCGAGGTTTATGCTGCCCTCTTCTGTCTCGAGTACGACAAAGATCCGTTTGATATTAAGATCGAACTTCGTATTTATCAAGATAATGAAGTTATGGTCTATGATGCAGATCCGGAGGATGTCGCATTTATTATGGAAAGAATTCAAGAATTCGATAAAGTAATCTCTCATCGCAGATTGGAGGAACTGTCATGATTCGCACTGAAGAAGAACATCTCGCGCATTATGGCGTTCAGCGCCGATCTGGTCGATATCCTTGGGGATCTGGTGATCCTGAAACTACTCGTAATAGAGATTTTCTTGATTCAGTGGCGATACTTAAAAAGCAGGGAATGAGTGAAGCAAAGATTGCTGAGGGTCAAGGTATATCTGTAGCTCAGCTTCGAGCTAAGAGAGCAATTGCTAATGATCAAGTGAAACAAGCAAAACGATTGACTGCTCAACGACATAGAGAAGATGGCTGGGGATATACTGAAATTGGTCGACGAATGGGTATTCCCGAGTCTTCTGTGCGCGCATTGCTTGCTTCTAGTGAGAAAGATAAGCAAAGTGTTCTCCAGACCACTGCCAATATGCTCAGAGATCAAGTTAATGAAAAAGGTATGATTGATATTGGTGTTGGTGTCGAGAAAATGGTAGGAGTTACACAAGAACGGTTTAAGACTGCAGTTGCGGTATTGAAAGAAGAAGGATATTTAATTCATACGATTCATCAGCCACAAGTTAATATTCCTGGTAAGTTTACAATTACCAAGGTACTGTCTAAGCCAGATATTCCTTATGATTATGTTAAACGAAATAGACATGAGATTCGACTGATCAATGAATATTCAAATGATCACGGTCGAAGTTTTGACAGTGTCGGACCACCTATTTCACTTAACTCAAGAAGAATTCGAGTTAATTATGGACCTGAGGGCGGAGCTAAAGCTGATGGTATGATCTATATTCGTCCTGGAGTGAAGGATCTTTCTATTGGAAGTAAACGTTATGGACAGGTGCGTATTCTAGTTGATGGTACGCATTACATGAAGGGTATGGCTGTTTACAAAGAGGATCTTCCTGACGGTGTTGATGTTGTCTTTAATACTAAGGCGCATAATACTGGACGTAAGAAAGATGCTCTAAAGCCTATCGATACGAAGGATCCCGATAATCCCTTTGGTTCTATTATTCGTCAGGTACATGATCCAAAAACAGGCAAAGTTATTTCTGCAGTAAATTTGGTTGGTAGTCCGACTAAAGAAGGATCGGGAGAAGAAGGTTCTTGGGATACGTGGAAAACTGATCTTTCCTCACAGATGTTGTCAAAGCAGAATCAAAAGCTTATTAGACAACAGCTTGATTTAACCTTTGATCGTCGTGTTCGAGAACTAGCTGAAATCAATTCTCTTACAAATGCGACGGTAAAGAAAGATCTTCTTCTGAAGTTTGCTGATTCAGTTGATTCATCGGCTACACATCTAGAAGCTGCAGCTTTACCCAGAACGGCAACTAAAGTTCTACTTCCTGTTCCATCCATGAAGCCAACTGAAATTTATGCCCCCCACCTAAATGATGGCGAGCGTGTAGCTTTGATTCGGCATCCTCATGGGGGAACATTTGAAATTCCTGAATTGACGGTGAATAATAAGAATCGTGAAGCTCGTAGAATTATGGGATCTAATCCGGCAGATGCTGTAGGAATTCATCATAGAGTTGCGGAACGTTTGTCTGGTGCAGACTTCGATGGGGATACCGTTCTTGTTATTCCTAACAATAGAAAGTCTGTTGAAAGTACTCCTGCTCTTGAAGGATTGAAGGGATTTGATCCTCAGAAATATAAGATCCCAAAAGATTCTTCTATTCCTACAGTTAAATCGGATACTAAGCAACGAGAGATGGGTAACGTTTCCAATCTAATTACTGACATGACTCTTCATGGAGCGAATACAGAACAGCTTTCTCGAGCAATTCGACATTCCATGGTTGTCATTGATTCGGAAAAGCATCAGCTTGATTGGAGACAATCCGAGAAAGATCATGGTATTCTTGCTTTGAAAGAAGAGTATCAAGGAAGAAAGAGAGGCGGTGCTTCTACTCTTATTAGTAGAGCTGGAGCAGAGACTCACATTCCTCATAGAATAGCTCGACCTGCTAGCCAAGGTGGACCTATTGATCCTGTTACAGGTAAGAAGGTCTTTGTAGAAACAGGAAAGATGAAGGAAGAACGTAAGCGAATTGGTCCTGTTAATCCCGTCTCAGGTAAAAGGGAGTATCAACCAACAGGGCGTATGGTTCCTGTAAAAGAAAAGCATGAGCGCTTAGCTGTAACTGAGAATGCATTTGATATTATTCCTAAAGATCGTGCACCTATTCCTCAAGAAGTTATCTATGCTGAGCATTCAAATAGATTGAAAGCTATGGCTAACGATGCAAGAAAGACCGCCCTACCTCTTAAAGGTAGCCCTGCTTCTCCTTCTGCAAAGAAGACGTATGCTAAAGATGTGGAATCGTTGGATGCAAAGCTAGATCTTGCTGAAAGAAACGCCCCACATGAAAGAGCCGCCCAGCGTTTTGCTAACCTAGAGGTTTCCCAGACACGCCAGGCTAATCCACATATGGAATCTGAGGATGCTAAGAAGATAAAAACACAAGCATTGAATAAGGCAAGAGTCCGCACTGGTGCAAAGAAGACCAGGATTGACATCACTCAGAGCGAATGGGATGCTATTCAAGCAGGAGCTGTTAGTCCTTCTAAGCTAGAAAGAATCCTTAAGAACAGTACCCCTGATTCAGTTAAGCGCCTAGCTATGCCAAAGCAAACACCTAAGCTTACTGGTACTAAGTTGCGTAGAGCCCAGACTATGTTGGCCTCCGGCTATACACAGGCTGAGGTAGCAGATGCGTTGGGCATTGGCCTGACTACACTCAAGGTAGGACTCAATGAGTGAACTAAGTCTATCTGATGTCAACGAACCAATAGAGTACATGCTAACAACAGTAGACAATCCATTCGATCCTTTCACAAGGTTTGACGAATGGCTAGAGTATGACATGAAGATGGGTTATCATACCTCCGCCTTCCTGGCACGCATAGCTAAGGTTTCATATGAAGTCTCTGAACCTGATCAGCGTTTAGCAATACAGAATGCGATTGATGAGATTGTAGAGGAGAACGTATCAGGAATGTGGAGAAAAGTTTCACGTGAAGATGTAAAGAATCTAGAAGTTTATACTAATCTATAGCGTTAGAGGTGTATGATGTTTAGCTTTTCATTAATAGAATGTAATTCACGTTATCCACAATTTGATTACCAAACTTGGTATCTTCTTTCTTGGGAAGGAACTAGTATACCTAGTGGCAGGCACCTAGGCGAATGGGTTTGGATTGGAAGAAATTATAATAATTAAAATAAAAAAAATAAAAAATTATTTTATAAAAATCTGGGAGACTTTCGATAGGGGGAGGGGGTCTTCAAAAATACACCCCCCTCTGCAT